TGAGCCGGTGGACCGGCGCCGTTCCGCCGCAAACCACGCAGGTCTCAGTAGGATTTGGTGACCTGGCGCGATTGGGGGCCTTGGCCCTTACCGGCGTTTCCAGGGCCCGCCCTATCGGCCACCCAGCCACCAGGCGCTTTCTGACCGTGTCCCGGGGAAGGTCCAGGAGCTCACACCATTCGGCGAGTGTCTTCGACTCGCCGCGATAGGTGAGGATCCTATTGCTCCTGCGGTTCCGACAGTTCTTCTTGCGGGTGACCCATCGGCAGTTGTCGGGCGAGTAAGGACCGTCGTTGTCGATTCGGTCCAGCTCGTGTTTCGGGGACGGGCGCCGGCCCATGTCCCCCACGAAGGCCTCCACCGAATTGAGCCATCGGTCGCAAACCGTGATCCCGCGACCGCCGTAGTCCGGATATGCGGGGTGGTCCGAGACCGTGCACCGCCTCACCATCTGTTGCCAGGCGCGGTACTCTGGAGTTTGAGACAGGCCGTGTCTACGGTTACGCGGCATCGCTGGCCTCCTCCCTGGCGCCTGATGTTCGCACGCGAACATCCTCCCAATGTTCGCAGGCGGTGGGTGGTGGGTAGGAGGGCAGGGGCGTCGTGGTCCACACCTGGCCCAGCACCGCTCGGTACTCCTCCACCGTCTGCCGAGCATGGAGCTCGCAGAGCCGGCTCGTAGGGTGGTCCCCTCCCGGCGGGTGGAGATAGACCTCGGCTGGGCGGGTGCAGCGGGTCTCAACCATTACCCGCTCCCCTCACCACCAGCTCCGGGCCCGGCCCCACGTTCACGAACACCCTCTGCCCCCGGTCCAGGACTACCCGCACGAGCCGGCAAACCGCGTTCCTCCTCCAGGCGGTCGGGTAGGTGGGATGCACCAGGAGGCGGATCGAATTCGGAACTCTTCCCGCCCACGGGACCACTCCCGTCCGGTCCGGCCGCGTCTCCATGCCGTATCCCCAGAGGCCCCGGGCCCAGAGACAGCCTCCACGCTCACGGAGGGCGCCCAGGCCCACGATCCGCGGGTCCGGGGGGAGCTCTAGGTGGACGACGCCGTGCCTCACGGGAGCCGGCCGGCTGAGTTCCTCGATCTCCTCACAGAGGTGGCAGAGGCCGCACTCGCGTTGGCCCTGGGGGGCTTCCGTCTTCAGGAGACTCGGGCCGGGGCGGGCGTTCGGTTTCCCACGCTGGCGGGGCTGGATCCGGGCGAGGCGCTTGGCGCTGTCAGCCATGCCACACCCCGCTCTCGTCCCGGGCCAGCCTCGAGGGAGGGGTCCAGGTGTCCGGCTTTCCGTCCTTGTGCTCCTCCACCCAGCGGCCCATGTAGGCCTGCATCCCCACGTACCACTCCCGATCGGAGAGCCGTGGATCTTCGTGGTCGCCTTCGCTCCGAGCAGCGGCCTTCTGGCGGTACTCCCTGATCTCTCCGGTGAGTCCAGCGGTCCAGCGGTAGATCCACCAGGGGGTGAGGCAGATGGCCATCTTGTCGGCGAAACACAGGCGGGAAGGCTGCTCTCCGAACCGCTTGCAGAGAAACCGGGAGTGGAAGAGGACAAGCTTCCCCCACGGGCCCAGCATCAGGTAGCGGGTGGCCCTCAGAACGTGCCCCCCGTCGTCCACCGGCTCCGGCGTCATGGGGAAGGGGATGCACCGCTTCCGCTCCTGGGCGTCGAAGAGCCAGGCCATGATCCAGGCCCCGAAGGCCGGGTGCTGCTCTCCCTCCTCCCCGTCCATGTTCGGCTTCCCCCAGTAGCCCAGGTCGTGGACGAAGAAGGCCACCCAGAGGCGGGGGTCCCAGGGGAAGCCGTACAGCCTCCACCAGGCCAGGGCCACGAACCAGGGATGGAGCCACCACGCATGGGCCCCAAAAAGGACCGATTTCGTTCCGACCTTCATGAGTCGCAGGCCTCCCACTCCTGGCCCACCAGGAGGTCGTCGGGAATTCCCCAGAGGCCCTGGCTTCCCCGGTAGGGGACCGGAATGACTAAGCGGTGGGGGTGGGAGGTAGACCAGGCATACTGGCCCGGGGAGAAGTCTCCCAGGAGGGCATCCATGGGATCCGGAGGGTTGCAGGACGCCGGGAGGACCGCGTCCAGCGTGAGCCGGCCCACGATCGCGCCTCTGGGGAGCTCGTCGAAGATCACCTCCGGCGGGGATGCCCATTCCGTTAAATAGGTGGTGAGAACGGAGCGGAGGCGGGGCTCCGACATCCAAGCGTCCCGGACCCAGGCTGGTTCGGTTTTCGCAGCATGGATGGCCAGGGGGCCCCGGTACCGGGTGTCCCATGGGCGGGTCTCGAACGTCTTGGGGCGCCGGCAGTGATCCAGAGGAAGGACCAGTAGGGATGCCCAGGGTTGCCAGACGGTGAGGGCTTTCATGGCTCCACCCTCCTGAAGCTCACGACCCATACCCAAGGGTCGCTCTCCCAGGAGTGACCGCGCTTCGCGTTGATGGAGTCCCATAAATCACGGAACCACTTGGCAGCGGGGCGACTTACCGGGTCCATCTCCAGATCCAGCGAACGACCCTCCGCGTAGCAGTCCTCTTCACCGATCTCCTGCACCCGCTCCACCCTCACGTCAGTCACCTCTAGGAGGAGCCGGCAGGCCCAGCGGGGCATGTGGATGGAGGGGCGCCAGCGCCACGAGGCGGGCTTCTTCGTATCCCCCTCACCATCGGTGGCTCGGTAGAACGGACGCTGGATCTTCTCCACGGCCAGTTGCCCGTCCCCTCTTGGGCACCAGCACTCCCTCACCCAGAGCCGGTCCCCGGGGGAGCCGTAGGGGCAGCAATTCGGGGGGAGATAAGCGTGCCATTCACGAGAGGCCGAAACGGCCTTGGTCGCACAGCTGGGGCGCTGGGCTCGCTTCGGGATCGGCCACACCCACCGGGCGCCGTTCCACTCCGGCTGCGGCTTGACCACTCGCCGCGTCTGGGTCTTCCGGCCCTCTAGGATGGCCCGGACCATCTCGTCCGAGAACAGGATCGGGTGCTCCCTCACGGCTTCACCCTCCTGGAGATCAGCTGGGCGTACATGGCCACGCCGGCAGCCGCGTCCCGAATCGCGGTCGGGTCCCACTCGTCTGCCCCCACCAGGTCCACCAGCTGGGCGCGGGGTTCGTTCAGTCGGGAGAGGAGCTGGCAGGGGGAGAACGGGAAGGTCTGGGGGTGGGCCTGCTCCTCTTCCTCCAGGAGGATCCGCCTCACCTCCATCATCCGAACGAAGGAGAGAAGCTCAGGGCGGACCGTGAGGCCGGGGGAGTAGGGGACGGGGGGATGCAGCGACGGGCTTCGGTCACTGATACGGTCAGTGCCCCCCCGTTCTGCCCCCCTGGGTCCGAACTCCCCGGCATCCCCCGACCCGGAAACCTTCAGGTTTCTTGCGGGTTCTTTCGCTTCGGTGGGTTCGTTGATCCTCGGCTTTGTAGACCTTGCCAAGTATTGAGCGGTCCCGCCGTTATTGGACATTCTCCGTATGCCTTCCGTTTTGTCGGTCAATTCTCGTCCACTCATCGTTCAAAACAGGCGGTTGAGGGTGTCGTCCACGTCTCCCGGCAGGAGGTGGGCGTAGTAGGCCTGGGCCACGACCGGGGTGTTCCGGATGAACTTGGCGATCTTGAGGATCTGCACGTCTCGCTGGGCCATCCAGCTCGGGACGGTGTGGCGGAAGGTGTGGGGCGTGATTCCCTGGTGATGCTTCCGCCCGTAGATCATCCCCGCCTTCTTCACGTCCCGCTTCACCTGATCCCGCCAGGGGCGGTAGGTCCAAGGCTCCCCGGTCCTCGGATTCACGAAGAAGGTTTTGTCTCCAGCCCACTTCTCCTGGTACTCCTTTAGGAGGGGGCAAAGATGCTTCTGGTGGACCGGAACGTCCCCGACGCTCCGTTCCGATCTCGGGTACCCTTTCGGAGTCCAGTCTCCAAACGGCTGAATGGAGACGTGGGTGGGAAGCACCACGTGTTCCGGCGGGAGGGTGATGAACTCGTCCGGCCGAAGGGCCAGCCAAACGCAGGAGGCGTACTGCGCCACCAGAGGAGGCCCGACAACATCGAGCAGGCGTTGATACTCTTCCCAGAGGAGGAACCGCTGGCGCGTGGGGCGGGTGGTGACCTTCTTTGCCGCTCGGAAGGGGTTGTGGGTAATCCACGGCTTCCGTTTTTCCCTCCGCGCCCTTGAGGTTTCCCGTCCAATCCAGAAGGTGTAGAGGGCCGAACCGGCTGTCAGAAACTTCGCTTGAGTGTTCCTGGCCAGGCCCGACCGGTCCATGTCCACCACAATGTCGTCCACCTGGTCCTCACCCAACCGCTCCAGGGGAGTGTCGTTTCCCACGAGCTCCACCAGTCGGCGCAGGTGCCAGCCATAGACCTTTCGGGTGTTCTGGTTCTTCACGGTGTCCAGAAACTCCTCCACCGCACCCTCGATCGTCATGGTGTCCGATGGCCTGGGGAGGTGCTCCCGGTAGTGCCTGAGCCCGTGCTCCTCCACCAGCCTGACGACCTCCTCCACCGTCCACCGGCTGTCTCGGATTGCCGCCAGCACATCCCACTCTCCCCGCTGCGCCAAGTCCTTGAGGACCCCCCTCCTCGCCGCCAGCAGGCGCTCCTCGGCCCGGTCCTTCGGATCGCCGAGGTAGATCCGACAGTCGCCGCCCGGGAAAAGGTTGAGGGGTACCCGGGAGGAGCGGTTCCGGAAATCCATCAGGCGGCAGCCTGGACCCTGCGAATCCGAATGATGTATCGCTTGGCATGAGTGACCGTTTCCTCGCCGTGCTCCTTCCAGTAGTCGGCGAAGGAAAGCCCCTCCCGCTCGGCGAGAACGAACACAGCCGCGTCGATGGGATCCACCCCGTAGAGAGGTCGGTCGCTGGACCCTCCCCGGTTCACCCAGGGCAGGTGGCCGGCCAGGAGCTTCTTCTTGGCCGTATCCTCGTCCACCCCCAGGAACGCGGCGAACTCCTGGAGGGTCATCAGCGAGTACCCGGCCAGGGTGTCCCTCTCTCTCTTCCGCTCCGATGCGATGCTCACGCCACCCTCCTCAGCTCTTCAGGTATCTCCAGCTCCGGCCACTTGATCTTTTCCAGCGCCCGGGTGTGGGTCTTCGGGAGGTCAACGGCCCCCGGCAGCCCGTAGTGGGCCAGCGCGAGTTGCAGGATCCACTTCGCGTCGGCCACGTCGTCCGATGTGCCCTGGTACTCGAGCCGCTTCACGGCCTGGACCAGGACGGCGTTCTTCGGGGCGTTCCCCCTGCCGGTGGCGTACATCTTCAGCGTTGACGGGGGCACCTCCACCAGGGGGATTCCGTACTGCCAGAGATAGAACTTCACCACGCCTCTCATCTCGGCGCCGTCGTACTGGCCCCGGCCCTTGGAGCCGAAGGAGTAGCCCTCCATCAGGGCCAGGGTGAGCCCCTCGCAGTGGCCCCCGACCCGCTTCAGGATCTCGTGGACCCGGGGCTGGCCCCGGGAGGACGGACAGATCACGCCGGCGGCGGCCTCCCCGTCCTCCCAAAGGGCCCAGCCGAAACTGGTCAGACTCGGATCCATGGCCAGGATCTTCATCAGGCGGCGGCGTCCTCCTCGCTCTCCTCTACCTCGTCCAGGAGGGAGAGCTGGTGCGGGTGGTCCACGCTCTTTCCGCGCTCCAGGGCGTTGGCCATGGTGACCATTTCCCGGAAGGTGCCCACGCCGAAGAGCTCCAGCTCGTCGAAGAAGCCCTCGAAGTCGTTGGGCCGCTGCTTGCCGTCAGTGTCCAGGGCCCGCAGCGCGTGGTAGATGGTGGCCACCTTCTGCAGCGGGTTCATGTGCTTGAAGACATGGAAGTTCACCTCCACCACAGCGTAGGCGTCCTCGGCGAGGAACTGGACCCGCTTGCTGAGGCCGTTGGCCTTCGAGCGGACGGTGACGCCCTTCGAGGTCCATTTCTCCTTGTTCCTCCAGAGGTAGATCACCTTCCGCTGGCTGATCTCCAGCTTCGGGCAGGCCTGGAGGAGGAGCCCACCGATCCGCTCCACGAGCGGGGCCTCCCGGTACTCCTCGTCCTCCTCGCCCATCCAGTCCATCGGGCACACGAACTGCGGGCGGCGGTCCACGATCTGGAGCAGAGCCTCGATGGTGCGTTCGGCTCCGATCTGGCGGGGCCCCTGTTGCTGGAGCTCAGTGAAGACCTCCTCGGCCGTCTTTACCTCGTCGGGCGTGGGCTCCGGCGGGACGTACTTGTCGGCCTCATCGGCGACCGTTTCCGCGTCGTCGGTGGCCGACCCCTGGTCCCCGGGCTGGACGCCCAGCTCGGGACCGATCATCGGCTCCCCGATTTCGTTGCACTGGCCGTCCGCCTTCTTCGAGTCCCGGGCTGGCTCTGTGGTGGAGACCTCCTGGGCCTCCGGTTCCGCGACTGCTTGCTGCATCGGTTCCTCTCTCCCTCTACCCCGTGGGGCGTGATTGCCGGGGGAACGGGCGGCCGTTGTGCTCGGCCCATTCCGCCAACTCTACGATCTCGGCCTCCTCGTCCCGCACTAGGCGAAGCCTGCGGCGGGCCCGCTCGGACTGGTCGTCAGCCGTGGACGCGGCACCCATGAGGCCCCAGCCGATGGCCAGGACGAATCCCATCCCACCTCCGATGGCGAGCCCCAACGCAAAGCTGGCGCCGTGGAATCCCTCAATCATGCCGCTGGCCTCCATCCGTTCTGGAGCTTGTGAAGCGGGACCCCGATCAGGCTCCGGTGACAGCGGGTGCAGGCAAACCATTCCAGCGTCTCCTCGGGCACCCGGCGGATCTTGCCGTCGTGTGACCTAACGTCTCGGGGCGGGCGCTTGTCGGGCCGCATCGGGCCGCCGCAGGTCGGGCAGTAGCGCGGATTCCGCCTGCGGTCGGGGCCGTTGTATCGGCGCCCATCGGAATCATGGGCGACGTAGATTCGGTGCATTTGCACCCGGCGGACCGTCGCCTCGATATGCGACGCGATGGCAGTCAAAATCATGATGACTCGGTTCATCGATCGGTCCTCCGTCGAAGTCGTGGCCCCCGGCGGGCTGCGGGTCTCTCCCGCGCCCATTGCCCTTCCACGCTCTTTTGTCCGGGCTGGCCGTCTCCTCGTTGAGGGTTCGCCGGTGCCCGCCGGGGGGTATTCATGATTCCAGCTAGTCTTCTAGGTCTTCCGGCCCCATTCCGTCGCAGAGTTCAATGACGCGCCCGCACTCCTCCGCGCTCATCTCGCCCATGTGGACTTCGGATTGGCCGAGTTCGTGCGCAAGCCAGGTGTAGGCTGCGCTCCGGTATCGCTTTCGCTGTCCGTCCATGGGCTTCCAGAGGGCATCGAAGGCATTGTGGGCATCCATCCGAGCCTGACGGGTCGCCTTGTTTGCGGGCGTCCCGAGGGGGGTCGTGGTCCCGGGATGGCATCCGACCGTGCCGTCGCACTCGGGCCACCGGGTACAGGAGTAGAAGGGTCCGTACTTCGAATGACGAAGCCGGGTCGGGGAACCGCAGTAACAGGGAGGGGCGTCGCTCATGCCGCCTCCGCGCTGTTCGACCTGAGTCCGTACTCGTTCAGCCGGTTCGCGTGGCTCCCCGGCGTGGTGCTCTTGTAGGTGCCGACGACTTCCCATTCCCGCGTCCGAAACACCGCCGCCAGGAAGTTTCTGGACAGCTCCTCCGGCGGTGGCGGGTTCAGTGATTCGAAGTAGTCGCGGGCGTCATCGGGCGTGACCCGCATCCCCATCTCAGCCCGTCGTCGCACCTCCTCGCGGATGCGCTCCAGGTAATCGGCGCGGAGCTCGGCCAGGTCCCCCAGGACGCGCTCTTTTTCCGCCTCTTCGGAGGGCTGGCTGAACAGGTCCGGGCCTGCGTCCAGATCGGTCTCAGAATCGCGTTGCCAGTGCGGGGGCAGGACAAGACCTGCATCGAGCCGAGCGCGGTCCTGCGCCCACGTCCGCAGCCTCTCCGTCGCTTTCGTGTAGGTCGTAGAACCGAAATAGCGCGGCCGTTCGATCTTGCTCGGATCAGACGGCCGCTTCCGGCCCACGGCCCACTGACGCCCGTCCCACCGGGCGAGGTGGGCGCCCAGGTCGATCTCGGTCACGGGAGCCTTCACCGGTATCCTCCGTTCAGCGCATCGATAGCGACCTGCTTGACCTCGGCGGCCATGTCCTCGGCCTTCGTGATCATCCAGTCCAGGTAGCCCCGGCCGCGCCCGTCGGTCAAAAGCTCCGTGACCTTCCTGCCGGAGTATTTCCCCCGCCGGAACACCGGCACCGGCCCGCTCACGTCGAACCACTTTTCGACTTCGGTCTCAAACGGGGATGTCTCGTCGCAGTAGGCGTGGAGTCCTTCGACAGACCGGGGCAGTCCGTGGGCCTCCATCTGGGCGACCAGGAGTTCGACGCATGCTTCCGTGTCGGCCAGCGCCGCGTGGGCGCCCCTGTGGGGACGGTGGAGATACCGCTCGACGGCGGCTTCCAGGTCCCGGGGGTTCTCGCGGTGGAAGATTGTGAGCAGGTCAATGATCCGGCGCTTACCGACGGGCAACTCGTACCCGGCCCGCTTCAGTTCCTCCAGGAGAAGGGGCAGGTCGAAGCGCCGGATGTTGAACCCAGCCAGGTCGCAGTCGACGAAGAGCTTGTGGACGCCGGACGCCATCTCCCCGAAGAGCGGCCGTCCCGCGACGTCCTCGTCGGTGATCCCGTGGACGGCCGTGGCTTCGGCGGGAATCGGCACCCCGGGATCGAAGCGCATGGTGTCGGCCACCCGGTCGCCGGATGGGTGCAGGATGACCCAGCCGAGCTCCACGATACGGTCGGAGGTCACGGAGGTGCCGGTGGTCTCCAGGTCGAAGAACGCCAGCGGCCGGTCCAGGAGGGCGGTAAGGTGTTCGGCGGCGCGGTACAGTTGGTTGGCAGCCGCTGGTCCTGGGGCAGTCATGAGACGGCCCCCGCGGTCTCCTCCTGGGGAGCGGACCGAGCCTCCCCGTCCTCCACCACGATCTCGCCGGGGCCTTCGAGGCCGATACGACAGGCCCAGATCTGAAAGCCGTGCTCTTCGGCCAGCGCGTTCAGGGCCTCCAGGCTTTCCAGGTCGAGGTCGTTGGCCTCGTCCACCAGGCAGATGCGGAGGTCGGGATCGGCGGCCAAGGCCACCGCGACGGCCAGCTCGATCCGCTCCCCGCCGGAGGCGATCTCCAGGGGCCGGCCGTTGAGGAGAGGCGATCCATCGGTATCGAAGGTGAGGCCCGGGATCGGGATTCCGGCTTTGGTCAGGAGGTCCCGCTCCCGCACGTCCAGCGAGCCGATCTCGTTCGTCAACTCCTCGACCTTCGCCTTCGCTTCCTTCTCCGATTCCCGAGCCCGGCCGTAGGTCTTCCAGGGCTCCAGGGCTTCGTTGACGGCGTCGGCCTCGGAGATGCGGGCCTCAATGCCAGCGATCTCCTCCGTGGGATCGCCCAGTCCGTCCAGGTCCGCCTCTTTCTTCTTCATGGCGTCCTGGGCCAGCTTCCATTGGGACTTCCGCTCCTCCCGCTCCTTCTGGAGTCGCTGGATTTCCTCCTCGATGGCGTCGATTCGTGCCTCGTGGGCGGACGCTTGGCGGTCCAGTTCGGCGATCTCGTCCCGGGTGACTTGGATGCTGTCCACCTTCAGGCGGAGCACGCGGAGTCGTTCCATCTCCGCACTCACGTCGACGGGCTCGGGCCGCTCGCCCTCGGGACGGCTCACCTGGGAGGCCCGGCGCTGCTGGCTGATCCAGGGGGTGCGCTCGTCATAGGCCCGCTTACGCTCTGCCTTGACTTCCTCCAGCTTCTTCGGCAGGTCGGGGTCGGTGCCCAGAGAGAACAGGATCTCCCGCTGGCGGTCCGGCTTGAGATCGAAAAACGCCAACGGATCGAAGGAGAGGGGGCCCAGGATCTCGTTGAGCTTCGCCTGGGGATAGCGGGCCCCGTCCTTCGCTTCGACGGTCAGGTAGCCCTTGGGAGCCTTCTCGGTGAAGCGACGGGTGACGGTGATCCCGTTGGTGAGTTCGATCCTCACCTGGCCGGAGCCGTCTTCGGACTCGTCGTTCACCGCCCGGGGCAGGACTTCGCCCGCCCCTCCCAGCGCGGCCTTCACCGCCCGAAGGAGCGAGCTCTTGCCTTGCCCCTTGTTCCCGGTGATCCGGATGAGGCCCGTCGGCTTCTCGATTCCGGCCTCGGCCAACCGGAGCCGGTGGAAGTTCTCCACGTCGACCCGGACGATGGTGACGCCCTTTCCGTTGGTACTCGACATGACTCAGCCCTCCTCTCCGAGTAGGTCGCCCTGGCCTCCGAGGAGGCGCTTGTTCAGGTCGCGGATGGCCTGGCGAACCGCCGGCCCGTCCTCGGCCTTGATGGACTTCTCCAGCTCGCCCGCCTCATCGAAGCCGACGTCGGCCTTGTCCATGAGCTCGCGGAGCTGGTCGACCTGGGACTTCGTGGGGGGGGAGCCGTCGTCTTCGTCCAGAATCTCCCCGGTGGATTCGTCCACCACCTCGGCGATCTGGACACCTTCCGTTTCGAGGGCTTCGTTCAAAGAGTTGGCCCCGGTAGACCTTCCTGTTCCCGCGCCCTCGAAGTCCGCCACCTCATCGGTGGTATACATCCCGAGGGAGAGTTCCGGGGCGTAGGTCCGCGACCAGAACGCGGCAGCCCGGTAGCGGAGCATCTGCTCAGGCATGGTCTTCCATTTGGACCCCTTCTTCTCGTACCACCCCTCATCCTTCGCCATTTGAATCGTGATAAGGGTTCCCTCACATTCCTCCTCGGTCTCCAGGTCTTTGGCGTAAGCCCGGCAACCCCATTCGTCCGTGCCCGGCTCGCCCTCGAACCTGAAACGGAGCGGCCCGAATCGGCCGCTGGCGTTGACCGTGGCGATCAGGAAGGTGGACCTCCATGCCGGGCGTTCGTAGATCACGTCTAGGTTCTGCATCACCATGAGAGGGCTCGCGCCGATCCGGTTGGCGAGTTCCATGGCGATCAGTGTGTTGGCGACGCCCTTCTCGCCTCGGTACTCCTCGGGTACGAGACTGGAGGCGATCAGCGCCTTGGCCATGCGCTGGGCCGTCTGGAAGTTCTCGCTGGAACTGAACGCGCTCAGCGCCCGCTCCGGCTGGTCCTTCCGCTCGACGAGAGCGGTCTCTTGGTCGTTGCTCATTCGTCCTTGTCCTCGCGTTTCACGCGGTAGAAGCCTCCGTGTTTGTTCCGGAGGTCTTGAATGATCGTCCGAAAGGGCCAGCCGAGGAAAAAGGCGGACGCCCTGGCCCGGCCGCTCCACCAAATCGACGGTTCGGTCTGAAGCACCTCATCGAGTTCCGAGAGGCCGTAAATCCGCTTTCCCCTGGACAAACGCTGGCGTTGCTTTGGCCTGGGCGAAGTCATGCCACCAGCTCCTCAGCGTTGCGTTCGATGTCCTGCCCGGCCCATGCCGGGAGCGTCAGGTCCAGCACGTCGGTGGGGTAGCCTGGCCATTCGCCCGTCCGCTTGCACTCGGCGTAGAGGGCCAGGGCGTAGTCCACCTGCTCGTTGCCGAGCGACAGGTCCTCGTCCCGGAGCCGGTAGAGCACGACACCGTGCATGACCTCGTCGCCGACGAGAACGGCGGGCTTCTTCTCGATGGCCGCGAACGTGAAATGCGCCACGGGAAGCCCGGCCTCGCGGGTCCCCTGGGAGTGCATGGCCCCCTGGCGGTAGTAGCCCCACTTGTTGGCCGAACCGCCGAAGGCCCACGGGGCGGCATCGGGCGTGGTTTTCAGGTCCACGATGGCCCCGCCGGCGTAGGTCGGGGTGTGCCAGTCCAGGCGGCACTTGCAGAGGGCACCGGTCTTTGGGTCCCGCCAGACGATGGACAACTCGGCCCGGCCCGTGCTCTCGATGACCTTCCGGAGCCGGGGATGCAGCAGAGCGGACCGGCGCATCCGGAGCACATCTTCCCAGAGCTCGTCCTTGAGCCCGACCTTGTCCGGGTTCTCGTCGGCCATCGCCCGGACGGCCTCCTTGTAGGCGGACGTATTCGCCGGATTCTTCGACGGCGAGCCGTCCTTGTTCGTGAACAGGTGCGGGTCCGGCTTCGGGATCCGGTAGAACGTTTGCTCGAAGCGGGGGGGCTCCAGGATTGCCATGTGCGCGGCGCGTCCGATGAGTTGAGCTTCGGAATCGCCGCTGGGCTCGTGGAGGTACGCCTGATAGTGCGCCGGCGACCGCAGCATGTAGCCGAGGCCGGTGTTCGAGATGGCGTCCCAGCGCAGGTACACCTCCATGGGTACGTCTTCGTAGACGCCCGGCTCGGGGCAGGGGAGCAGTTCGGTGATCATGCGGCGGACTCCTTCCGTAGTGTCTCGGCGTGAAGCAGATCGTCGGCCACGTCCAGAGGAACCAGCATGGAATCGCCGCACTCCTGGCAGTTGCCCAGGAATCCCGTGCAGTCGTCCCACCAGATCAGGTCATCCAAAGGCCCCCGGTGGCCACACGGGCAGGTGCGCTCGTGGGTCGCGAGCACGGCGTTGTACGCCTCCCACTCGTCATCGGGCACGCGTCCGTCCTCGCATTCAGGGTTCGGGCAGGAGATATCGACCTCACGAGGCTCGGGATTCCCGCCCCGGGGGTGGCGGTAGCCGATGCGGCGGGTGACCTCGCCGTCGCCCAAACAGGTGGGGCAGCGTTTGGTGATCACGGCTTGGCTCCCTTCGGATGCCAGACAACGACCCGCCCCTTCATCCACCCGGCGGCCCACACGACTCCCTTCCTTCTGGGCGGGCGGGCCGATGCCTGGCACTGCTGTTGTCGGTAGGCGCCTTCGGGTTGGAGTGCGGGGAGGGGCGCGTTCATGCGTCCACCTCGGCCTTGGCGATGGCGGAGCGGATCTCGTCTCGCCCGAAGATGTCGGCGCGATCGACGTAAGGGTCCTCGATTATCTCCAAAGCCAGCTTTTCCGCCTCCAGCAGCTTCGGCGCCGCCCTGAAGAGCCGGGCGTTGGCCTCGGCCGGCAGGTCCGGCCGGACCGTCGCTGAGCCGATCCGCCGCCCGTCGTGCATGATGTCGGCGCGGATCAGGTGGCCGTCCTCGTAGACCAGATCGACCTCCCACGGCGTTGGCGTGTGCTTCATGATTTCTCCTTGGCCTGCTCGGCCACCCGCCGCCGGATCTCCCGGCCGAGGATCAGCTTGTTGATCATCCGGCCCATCTCGTCGGCGGTGGCCTCGTTGTGCTCGTCCAGCGCGTCACACAAATCCCTCAGTAAGGCGGGGGAGCCGTGCCCTGCCTGCCACTCGCCGAGCAGCCGGGCGACGCGCTGCTCAGACACGTCCTCCCGGGCTTGCGCTTCGGTCTCTGCGGCGAGCTCCTGGTAGTACAGGGCACGGACATCCTGGAGGAGAAAGGCGCTGAGGGCGTCCTGGGCTTCGACGATAACGTCGCCGATGATCCGCCCGGGGTTGGTTTTCAGGTCGCCCATGCGTTGGGTGAGGGGGCGGATCACGTCCTGGTAGAACCGTTGCACGGCACCCGTCGGGTCCCCGTGGACAACGTGGCTAATTCGCCCTTCGGATAGGCCGAGGGCTATCGCGAGAACCTTTTGGGACCTGGCGGCCTTTTTCAGGCTCCAGCCCGCCACCCGGTTCAGCCCGTCAGCATATCGCTGGCGGTCGGCTGCGGTGGTGAGTCGTTCTCCCATAGGGCTGGCTCCTGCTAAAGAGGTCTCGCTTCTTCTTGCGGGACGAACACCGGTTTTGGCGTTATCGATGGGCCCATGGACATGCCACGGGCTCCACCAGGTCAGGCTACGTCGTCCAGAGACACCACCTGCTTCGGCTCCGTCCTACGGCGGTTCCATTCCACCAACTCCGGTTCCTTGAACTGAAGGGGGGCCCCCGGTTGGGTTTGGTAGAATGGGACCCTGCGCTGGTGGGCGTACTTCCGAAGGGTGTGGACAGAAAGCCCAGTCACCTCAGCCGCTTTCTCGATATCGATGAACGACTCTTTCTCGTTGTCCGACTCGTCTGCCATGCGTATCATCCCGATAGGTAATCGTTGGCACGCTGTAGTATGCAGACAGAAATGGCAGGCTGTCAAGAAAAAGCTGCCGGATATGGCGGGTTGTTGTGAAGACAACACTTTCGGAGCGGCTTATCGCGGCACGAAAAAAAGCGGGGCTATCTCAGGAAGAGGCGGGCAAGGGCGCTGGGAAATCAGAAAGAAGCGTCGCCAGATATGAGTCTGGTAAGGTCCCGCCGGTTGACTACGTGCGATGGTTGGCCAAGGAGTCTGGCGAGGATGCCGCATGGCTCGTAATGGGTGAGGAGTCAGCGGCTCACGGCAAGCTGGCGTTGGTCCAAGCTGTCCTTGATGGAAAAATTACCGGATCAGTCGAAGACCCAGATCCTTCTGCAACCGTGGAGACAGGCAGGTTGGCGGTATCCCATGACGACAAAGAAGTGCCTCCAGCAGCGGGCGAGGAGGGGAGCGAAGAAGACGATGCTGGATGAGTTCCCGAAGTATGTCATGTTCGGTTAGGGCCGGGAGACGGTGACTCTCCACAAACGGGGCTTGCCGTGACCACGGGGAATAGGAAATGAGATTTCCACTGCGAACCCCCCAGTGCGGAATGTGATGGGTGGCTTTCACGATGATCGGGTCCACGTCGGGCTCCATGAGGTAGGAGCCCCTGACACGCCGGGAGGGGGCATGCCGGCCGGTGGGGCAAGAACGATTTGGTTTACAGCGTACTCGCCGGACTTTATCATACAACGGAAAGGACTCCTGGGTTCCGCCAGGACATGCCGTCAGCTGTTACGCCCCCCAGCGGCCCGGCAAGGCAACGAAGGACGAGAACATCATGAACATTCGAAGAGCATCCGCACTGGGGGGCGGCCTCGCGTTGGCCCTCCCCGTTCTTTTCCTTTCCTGTAGCGACTCCACTGGCCCCGAGGTGGACGCCCTTCTGGCGGGCCCCGTCTCCTTCGCCGTGGTGGCGGGCGATGCCCAGTCGGACACGATTGAGGCGACGCTGCCTCAGCCCGTGACCGTGCGACTCCAAACCACCGGTGAGGAGGCTCGGCCGATCCAGGGGGCTCTCATCAACTTCGTGGTCCTGGAGGAAGGCTGCGGCCAGCCGTTCGCCGGTAGCGCCCTCACCGATGCCGAGGGCACCGCAGCCGAGGTGTGGGCGCTCGGCACCCGCACCGGCGAATGCACGATGGAGGCTCGGGCTGTCACGTCCGACGGGACGCCCGTTGTGTATTCTACCGCCAAAGCCACCGTCCTCCCCGGTGCGCCTCACGTCGTGCAGACACCGATCCCCGCTACGGCATGGGTCGGGCAGCCCATTGTGCTCCGGGACTGGATCACGGTGGAAGACCGGCTGGGAAACACGCTCACCGGCCACACCGCCATACCCATGAACACCCGGGAGAGTGTCAACGTGAACGTGGACACGCTTCGGGTAGTCACCGAGGTGGCGGACACGTTTGGCGTGATCGCCGGAACGATTCAGACGGCGTCCGATTTTTTTATCGCCAATTGGCTCACGGACCTGAGCCAGAACTCGTGGAGGTTGGAGTTCTCATGCTGGGACGCGGTGACTCCCACGGGGAGCACTCCGGACAGCCTGGCGTTCACCGCGATCGTAACGGTCTCGGGATACTATGGGGACGTTGCGGATAGTGGCGGGTCCCATGGCGTCACGCTGGAGATCCAGGGAACGATGCGGAAATATTGGGACGATGGTCGAGAGGATACCGACAGCTTTAACCGGACGGACGAGAGCACGCAGTACCCGGGCCGGATTGTCTGGGCTGACGGAAAGGGGACGGCGTTGCTCCAGGAGGGCGAGCGGCCGAGCTGGATCGGCGGTAACTGGTGCAGGCCGGGCATCGCTCTCGGCGAGAACTGGTGGGGGATGACGCCGGCGAAGTTGGTGGGGCGATGAGGAAGAAACCTTCGCCCAGGGCGGCCTCCTTCTTGGTCCTAATCGCGATCTCACTGATGTCCGCCTGCGAGGGCCCCATGGGCCCCGAGGGCCCGCAGGGTCTGCCAGGTACTCAAGGTCCGCCAGGCCCAGGCACCCGGATCGTGCTCGAGGGGCAACTCGACGAACGAGGAACGGGAAGCCTCTCTCTACCGCCGCAAGCGGGCACTTTGGGCGACCCGCCCGCGATCACCTGCTTTGTGGCCGGATCCACGAGCTCTCTGGCGTGGCTCGCTGTTTCCGGATCGAGCACGACGGGCTCATGGGGGATCAGCTGGAACGGGACGAATCTCGTGGTCGGGATCACTGGATCAATGCCTTTCTGGTATTACCGTGTGGTCGTCATCTACTGACATTCTATGGGGGTCCGTCATGGCGCTAACAACCTGCCCAGACTGTGGACGAGAAGTATCCACCAACGCCACAGCTTGCCCCGGATGTGGGTACCCCGTACAGGCCCAGACCATCGAAGCAACCGGGAAAAAATGGAAGGGGCTTCAGGCCTTGGGCGCAGTGCTCTGGATCCTCAGCATCGGACCCTGCGTTGTTGGGGCTGACTCTGGAAGCGACGATACGGTGATGCTCGGCGTAATCATGGGCACCATCGGATTCCTGGTCTTCGTCTCTGCCAGAATTGGAGCGTGGTGGGGGCACGGGTGACAGACAAACTCTGACCCCATCCCATCCAACCATCCCCATACCGAGCGGCCACCCCCATCATGGAGGGTGGCCGTTTCGCTGTCCATCTATGAGTGGACACTGACAATGGAGGGAGATTGATGGGGATTGCCTGCTGGAGCTCGACCGGATCTCACACGCCGCTGCCCCGGGGCCTACTCAGCCGCCGCCCAGAAGGAGTCGCAGGAGCTCGTCGAAGACCGTCCCTCCCGCTCCCCACTTCAGCCGAGTCCCCCACGAGCAGTACTGCTCCCGGGGAGGAAGCTGGAAGTACACCTCCTGGACACGGGGAGTCACCCGGGGATCCGGAGACCGGACCCCGGTGAGGAGCCGGTTGTCCGCAGCCAGCGTCTGGACGATCTGCAGGGGAGGGGAGACGGTGTAGTCCACCTCGAAGAGGGACGTGGGCGGGAAATAGACCCAGGAGAGGTCTAGGAGGCCGTCGTCCACCTCGGCCGTCACGGAGTCGGCCAGGCAGGCATTGTCCCCGACGAAGACCTCCACCGTGTCGGTAATGTGGCCGCTGGCCTCCGCCACCAGGTTGGTGAGCGTCAGGATCCGGGCGCCGGCGACCTCGAGCTCCTGGAGGAGGCCGGCCGCTTCGGCCTTCGCTGAGTCCTTCCCCATGGCCTCCTTCAAGAGGGCGGCATGGAGGTTCTTCGTTGCGGCCGTGAGGCGCGTCTCCCAGCCGGCAGAGTCGGCCCGGGCCTGGAGCAGGTTTGTCCGGAGCGTGGCGACCTCGGCCGCTTCCCGCTCCGCCCGGTCCTCCGCACATCCCTTCCCGATCCAGAGCCAGGCCCCTCCGACGACCAGGGCCAGGATGATGTAGTCTCTCGCGTCCTTCTTCATGGCATCACGACCCGGCCCACGAGGGACCGGATGTCCTCCACAGTAAGGATGGGGTTGGAGCCGACCCCTCCGGAGGGGTCGGTCTTCCTGCCCCGGGGCCAGGCCTCGGTCTCATGGCCGACGATTCTCCAGAGGTCGGTGACCGGCCAGCCGTGAGCCTCGAAGTACCGCCGGACCAGCCAGGCGGCGGTGAGCGCCTGGAGCGGGGTCACGTCCACCCGGTCGTTGGTGGCCACCGAGACGCCGTAGAAGGCGGAGTTCGCGTCGGTGTAGGGGAGCTCCTCGGAAGAGGGCCGGCAGACGCCCGCGTGCCAGGCCCGGGCAGTGTCCGGGGCGATCCTGACGTAGGAGCCGTCATCCAGGACCAGCAGCTGATAGGAGACCCGGCAGTCGGGGTGCTCGAACCACGAGACGGCGCCGCGGTCCGAAACACTCCCATCGTAGTGCAGCATGACCCCGAGGCGCTCGTCACGGAGCTTCGAGTTGTAGTGCCCGTTCGGGATCTCCCTCACCAGGGAGGGAACCCACTGCAGCTGGGCGATCACGCTACCCCCGTTCGTCATCCTTCTGGAACCGGTCCGTGCCCCGGAGCCGCTCCCTGACAGCACCGGCGATCCCCTGAGCCACGCCGGCAACCTGCGGCCCCAGATACTGCATGGCCCTCGGGCCCCCGGCCCAGGCGATCAGGGCGATCACCAGCGAGCCGTGGAGGGCCCAGACCTCGCCAGGGACCTCCGTCCCGGGGAGGAACGTGGCCAGAAGGGCCAGCACCCAGAGGTAGACGAGCTCCACCACCAGAAGAACCCGGGCGGTAGACCAGGAGCCCTGCTCGTCCTGGAGGAAACCTCTCGGCCGATCGTCTTGGTAGTCGTTCATGGCTACGGCATCTCCCGGTCCATTCGCCCACGAAGGTCGTCCAGAGATCGGCCAAGGGAAGTCTGGCCTCCGCTCAGGGCCACAATCTCCCGGCCATGCGTCTCCTGGGTTTCCACGACTTTGTCCATCTGCCCGGAGATCTTCTCCAGGGGCTTCACAACCGAGGCCTCGAGCATCTCCGCTTGGTGGACCTGAGCTTGCTCCAGGAGAGCGAGACGGTCCTCGTTCGCGTTGGCGAGCCTGGCGGTCTCCGCGTGATCCTCCTCGAGCTTCTTCGGAGCCCACACTCTCCGGCCTCGCCACTCGATCAGGGCCCAGATACCGAGGCTGAAAGGGATCGCCACGGCACCCCCCGCACTCATGATGTCCGTCCAGTTCATCGGCCCGTCTCCGCCATGGCTGAGGTGATCATGTCGTGCTCGCGAATCTCCGGCTTTCCTTGGTGTCCAGCGTGTTGCCCGACGCATCCTTCAGGACGAACCGGACGTAATGCGTATCCGACCCGCCGTCGCCAGCCCCCACGTCGGTAATGGTCTTCGAACTGTTCGTCAGCGGATCATTCTCTGTGGCGGTCGTAGCCACGGCATCGTTCTCATAACAGGTGAATTCGATGAACATCGAATCCGTGACCGTGGCGTTCACGTGCCAGGAGGTGGAGTAATCGTTGTCCGATCCGTCGTCATGAACGGTGCAGTCCACCCTGAGCAATGCCGGCGCGATCTGGATGGGCAGATCCACTTGCTGGGGACTGGACGCCTCGTTGTCCACGGTCGCCCGGAACATGATCCAGGAGGCGTCGGCATCCGACTCGGGCCGGTTCCGAGTGTTGGTCTCCTGGGTTTCGTCGGTCCCGTCGTAATCGAAGTCGGAATACCAGCCGCCGCCGACCACCACCGTCTTGCTGGCCACTGTGCCCGTCGCGGCGTCTGCCAGCTCGCACTCGGTCGCTGACGTGACGGACGCGATCCGGCTTTTAAGGAGCCCGCCGGAGGGTCCCGCATCGGCCACGGAAACATATTTCCCCACGTCTTCGTCGGTGAGGTCGCCGCCGGAAATGGTCAGGGTCGTGTCCGTCGCGGTGATGGAGCCCGCAGAAGCAAACGAACGCTCGGGGTCCTGAAACTCGACGTTGCCATATTCCAGCTCCCCGAGGGTCGCGGTTGCAACCAGGCTCAGGCTGGTGGCGCTGACGGTGGCCACCACATCGATCTTCGGCTGAAGACTCGGTACCGGCGGAAGGGGATCGGGGACCGTGGTGGGCGTTCTGGGCTTGGACCAGTTCGTCCATCCCGACGCCGTGGCATTCTCAGCCACATGCCGCGAGCGGTAGTAGCGATTCGCGCCGTCGAGGGGAAGCAGGTCCAGAAACCTTGACTGCCCGGGTCCGGCGAAGCCGATGGTGACGGCGTTGGCCGAATCCACTTCGCCGCCGCTTTCCGGCGCCCGCTGAATTTCGATCGTCCAGGTCTCGTCGTAGGGATAGAGCGCCACGACGATGCCGGTCCGCACAGTGTTGGTGATGGCCTTGAACCAGCTCATGCCGCATCACCTCCCACCAGGACCCTGGTGGCGAACGGCTGGGTCAGCGTTGTGGCCGTGCCCGTGGTGGAGAACGTGTCCGTCGACGCGGCACTCACCCCGCCGAACCGGTCGATGTGGCGGACCTGAAACCCCGGGCTGTTGTACGTCGTGGAGGGCGTCAGGCCCGTGAGGTAGTACCGGGTGGAGCCCGCCTCAAGGATGGCCAGCCTTGTGCCGTCCAAAAGCACCTCGATGTCGTAGTCCGTCTCACCGTTCGTCCACTTGCCCCGGGCCCGGTCTCCGGCGATCTGGTCGACCGTAGCGACAGAGGGGGCGGTAAGGCTGTCCAGCGTGACGTTGACGGCGGAGCTGTAGGCGCTCTTGATCCTGCCTGGCGCGGTCTCTAGCGCCCGGGCGTAGATGGTGGTCCCGGACGGCAGGTTGCCGAACGTGACGGTCTCATTGGCGGTCCCGACCCCGTAGGTGGTCCAGTCTCCACCCGCACCCACCTTGAGCTGAATCTCGTAGGCGGAACCCGCCGTGAGGGAGGAGATTGTCACGTCCACGGCGTGCTTCCCGTCCGTGCCGTTCTTGGCGATGGCGCATCCGGGCGCGGACAGGGCCACGCTGTTGGGGCCCGCATCCAGGTAGGTGAACGTGTAGCCGCTCTCCACCTCCCGGCTCATGATCTGGACGATGCGCGTCCCGCCCCGGGCCTGGATGCCGACATTCGGGAAGCTGGAGAGTGTGAGCTTCACGTAATCGCCGGGCTCCACGGTTTTCGCTCCGCTCATGGCCCGGACGCTGCCCGTAATCGGGCCGTCGCCGAACCGGTCGAAGATCTCCCGGCCCTGCTGAAAGAGGAGCCGGTAGGCTGCCATCCCGTCCGTGATGAGTGTCATGTCGAGCTCCAGCTCGTGCCGCCCGAGCTGGCTGACTCGGTCGTGCTCCCACTCAACCAGCGGATGCTCCTCTGCAACGATCCGGTCCACCGGTACATCGTTGCCGGTCCGGACTTGCTCATCATCCGCCGGAATCATGTTGGTGTAGCGGGACTGGATGACCGTGACGATCTCGCCCGACGTCTGGCTCCATGTGGGATGAGGATCGGTGGCGATGGACGCCGTGATCTCGGTGAACGTCGCGGGATTGACGTCCTGGAGGTTCGTGACGAACCGGGGCGCGACCTCGCCAGCGGAGTTCACAAAGGGCACGATGGCCAGCATTTTGCACCCCTTCTCGACCATCTCCCCCAAATTCACCGGCTCGGTGGCCCGGATGTGGATCTTCGGGATCCTCGGGTGGGAAAGGAGTCCGTTGGGGTTCGTGCTCGCGTTGTAGGTGCTGAACGCCCCGGGGTTCTCGTAGTTGATGCCCAGCGTGTCGTACTGGTCCTTGACCCAGCTGAAGAAATCGACCCCGCTCTCGCCCCCGACATGGATGGGTGTCCATTCCGAGGGCGGTGCGTTCGGAGCGTAGATGTAGCAGCCGGAGATCTCGTTGCCGACCGAATACCCGTGGCTGGTCCATTTCACGTAGATGTACTGGAGCTCCCGGGGCTCGCCGTCCTGAGACTGCTCCTGGAGGTTGCCCAGCACCGGGCCAAGGGTCTCCCGCGTGAAGCTCAGGATGTCCCGGTCGCCGGCGCTGGCCCGGAGCTTGGTATACCCGAAAGGCGTGTTGCCGGTGATCCAGGAAATTTCAAACGTCAGGTCGTTTTCCAACCACTCGACGACGGACCGGGAGACGATCACTGAATCGACAGGGGAGAGGACCAGCCGGTCCGCGCTTGGTACCCGAACGACCTGGAGCCGCATCGTCGGAGCGGCGCCAAAGTCCTTGAAGGCGCTGACCGTACCCGAGGGCAGGATCTGCGTGGTGGATCCGGAGGTGAGGACCGTGGCGCCCTTCTCCAGCCACCGCTCGTCGGCAATGTGGAAGTTGAAGCCGGCCACCTCTTCATTCAACCGGATCTCGGTAATGCGCCCGGCATGCACGACGGCGTAGCCCGCCCCGCTCTCGTTGATCCGGATGTCGGCCAGGCGCCCGATGAGGTCCGCCCTGCCGTCCGCTCCCGACAGGATGGCCGTGACCTGCTCGCCGATGTCCGCCACGGTGACGACGCTGGGCACGTTCTCGATGCGGCCTTCCAGCGGCCTGGGCGTGGTCCAGCCGAAGGACGGGAGTCCTTCGATGTCGGTGGAGTCGAACGTCGTCTCGACGGACGAGCCCGCGGTATCGTAGATCCGGAGCTGGTAGGCGCGGGTGATCTCACTCATGGCGCTACACGTCCGGCGGGAAGACGCCGCCGTCGAGGCGGGCCAGGGTGAGCGTCAGCGTGAACATGTCTTGGCGGCCCCTGGGGTCGATGCCGATCTTGCCCACCGACCCGGGCACGGCAGTCACCGTGTAGGTGGTGCCGGGAGCGCCCACATTGTCCGGCGTGTACGTGAACGACAGGCCTCTCTTCGCCGCAGCCTGGAAGGCCCGTAGGGAGCTGACGTTTCGCTCGGCCATGATGGTGACGGTCATTTCCCGGACGCCGCTACCGACCGTGACCACCTCGATGGCGCTCTTGTCCAGGCTCCGGTTGCCGTAGGTCGAGTAAACCTTCTCCGGCACCTGGTTCTGGGCGTGGAGATCTGTGACGAAGCTCTGAGCCCCTCCGTCCGTCCACTGAAACCGGCTGGCGCTCACGTCTCAGCTCCTCCCCTACCGCACTGCCCCGACAAGCCGGGCCTGGCGGAACATTTCGGTGAACAGGCGGATGATCGCGGGCTTTGATGCGATCACACCGTAGTCGATGGGGTTGGGCAGCTGGTCAGGATCGGGCAGGACCAGGCTGAACGAGCTGGGCATGGACGGCGATTCGGCTGGGCCTAGCCTTGAGGCTCTTGCGACCGGAGCAGGCTGGCCGATGCCCGCGAGCGCCGCTACGGCGTCCTTCGAGAGCCGCACTTCCTCAGGCGCCCTAGCCGCCTGAGTCGCGTTGGCGAGTGCCGCCATGGCATGCTTGGGGAAGCTGAGGCCGCCCGGCTGGTTGAGACGGTTCGCACTGGAGGGCCCGCCCAGCGCCGCTACGGCGCCACGGTTGAGGACCACCTCTCCCCCGTGGGCCACCATCGGAAACGGCTGGTGGGGTCGTCCAGGAATGATCCCTCCGGAGGCGCCGGTGGGGATGGGGACAGGAATGGGTAGCCCGAACGCGCTCATGATGGACCGCAGGATCGTGGCCTGAACCGTGGCTCGAATCAGCGCCCCGACAACGTCTCGCAGGATGGCCCGTGCCAGGTTGGCTACGGCGTCCCCAACATCCCTGACGCCCGTGAGCATGTCGGTTAGGGCGTTGCCGACGCTGCCGCTAATACTGAAAGCGAGATCTTCTACGGCAGAGGCCATGTCGTACTCTAGCTCTGCCCGGAGGCGGGCCGCTCGCCCTGCCGCTGTATCGAGGTTCGCCGAGACCTCACCGACCAGGAACGGAATCGGCTCAAAGTTGAACCGCATGCTCTCCACGTCCCGGGCCATGCGTGCGGTCGGAGACTCGTCACCACCGCCGCCGCCACCGAACCCCGACTCGAAGTTTCCGAGGCTGAAGTTCTGCATCGCCTGGGCGGCGTTGCGGATGGCTTCGGCAATCTGGTCGAAGGCAGACTTTCCTTCGTTCCCGAGAGAGTCCAGCGTGCGTTGATTCATTTCGATGACGCCGGACAGATGCACGAGCTCCTGGTTGACCTCCTCCACGCGCTCCTTGGACAGGTTGCCCATGGCCTTCTCGGTCTGGAGCGCCTGCATCCTGCTGGCGGCTTCGTCGATGTTCTGCTGGAGCCGTCCGGCCACATCGGTGGCGCCGACGATCTTGCCCATGATGGTGTCGATAACCGCGCCCACCATCGTGAACGCCGCCGCTCCGGCGGGCCCGAGGAACACGAGGCCGACGATGCCGAACTCGCCGGCGATGGGGTTGTTCTTGAAGAACTCCACCACGGTGACGATCTTCTCCACCGCCGTGCCGACGCCACGGATCACCGCTTCGAAGACCCGGGTCACGTTCTGTTGGAGCAGGTCCTGGTTGGCCTGGACCCACTCCCTGACCTTCCGGGCCAGCGTACCCACCGCCGACGCTGCGTCCCGGGCCACCGGCTGGAGCACGTTGCCGAGCGCCACGAACGCCGCCGCGACCTCCTGCTTCACCTGCTTGGCCAGGAACCCGAACGTGGCGGCCATCTTCCGGTAGGCCGTGTCCGTGGCTCCGCTGGCCTCGGCCTGGGCCTGGAGCTGGCTGGTGAAGTCGGCGCCGTCGTTCTTGACCAGGGCCAGCGCGACCCGAAGCGCCTCGACGCTGGGGAACAGCGCCTGGATGGCTTCCGCCGCCAGTCCGGTCCGGTTGGCCAGGCGGCCCATGGTCGCCTCGGTACTGGCTCCGGCACCGACGATCCGCTGGAGCTCATCGACGCCGACGCCCAGGGCACCGATGACCTCGCCGAGCACGCCGTGTACACCTTTGGCCGCCAGGGCGCTGGCGTCGAACTGGACGTTCAGCTCTTTGGCGACCTTTTCCGCGTCGGCGGCCCGATTGATGAACGAGAGGAAGAGCTGGTTCGTGCCGCTGATGACCTGCTCCATGGGGAGCGCCTTGGTCGCCGTAGCGATGATGGCGAACAGCTCCTCCATCTGGACGCCTGCCGTGGCAGCGGTACCCGCGACCTGCCCGATCTTCGGCGCCAGCTCGCCGAACGTGGTCACGCCCTTCTTGACGACGGTGAAGAGGCCGTCGCTCACCCGCATGGCCTCGTCGGCCTCCAGGCTGTAGGCGTTGACCACCCGCATGATGGCTTCCACCGACGTGGCCACATCGGTGATGCCCGCCACGGCTGCCCGGTTGGCGACCTCCAGGATCTGGGTGGCGGACGCGGCCTCTGTGGCTCCGGCACTGATCGTCTGGTAGAGACCCCGGGCCTGTTCGGTGAGCTTGACGCCGTACTGGAGACTCAGGCGTTCGACGGCGGAGGTGAGTTGGCCCACCCCCTGGAGGCTGTCGTCCAGGAGCGTCGAGACCTCGGCCATGGCTGTCTCGAAGTCCGAGGCCATCTTGACGGCGGCGACACTGATGCCGCCGATGGCCAGGGCCACCACCCCGGCGAACTTGCCGAGGGACCGCATCCGCCGGCTGGCGCCCCGGAACGCGCCCTGCAGATCCCGCCCTGCGGCCTGGGCCTTACGGACCGCCGAGCGGAGGCCTCGCTCATATGCGTTGAGGTTCGCCCCGAGTCGGGCGATCAGCCCCTGGGAGATCGTTGTGTTGGCCACCGCCCCACACCCTCCTCACGTCCCAACCCACACCCGTCAAGAGTTCAGCGTTTTCGCCGTTTCCAGCTTGAACTCCCTCACGTCATCACTCATCGCCAACCAGTCTTCCTGATCGACCTCGATCTTCTTGAGCAGCTCCTCGTTGGCCAGGTAGCTCCTCACCGCGCCCTTCACCCGGTAAAACGCCAGGAGCTGGGCTCGCTCCGCCTTGGTCTTCCGGCACCAGTCCTCGCGGTAGTCCCATCCGCGCTCGACGCAGATTTCCTCCGCGAGGTAGCGGAGCGTCAGCTCGCCGCCTCGAAAAAAACCTCTTCGGCTCGCTTCACCTCCTCCTCACCGATGTTCGAGAGGTTCGTGATGGCCTTCACCAGATCCAGTATGTCTCCGAGACTGAACCCGAACGCCTTCATCTCCAGGAGGGCGTCGCGGTAAAAGGCCGGCCAGTCGCCGCCTTCGGGCTTGGCGGTACTGAACTCCATCTGGCCGGGCCGGACGCCGTCGAGCACAATCTTGACCGCCTGGAGCTTCGTGTGCTCGCGCCTGGACTCCCGGTAGGCCGAGTCCGACTCGTCGTAGCGAATCACCGGTTTGCCGTCAGTGCCGAGCACGACCCGGCCCTTCTTGTCCCGCTCAGGACCCAGCCGCTTCGGCTGCGGCGTGGGCAACTGCTCCTCGGTCTCCTCGTCGAAGTCCGGCGGCAGCGCCTGGATCTCCAGCACGATCGTGCCGTGCTCCTCGTCGTCCCGGAGCACGAACTGCCCGGTCTCGCGGATGCTCTGTACTTCGTGGTTCTTCAGGCGCATGGGCTCCTATTCCCTTTGGCCTGGGCCTCTGTCGGGCCTCCGGTTGTCACGTCCTGCTTCGTCATCAGATGAATCGGTGAGGGTTGTGCCCCACCTCGACGACGGCCTCCTGGTCCTCCAGGGACTTGGCGACGACCTCGTCCTTTTCCGGGTCCGGCACCTTGCCGAACCGCGCTTCGTCGACGGCGTTTTCGGGCAGCCATTTCAGGACCGCGACCGTCTCGCCCGTCTCGGGATCTTCGACCAGTTCGCGGACCTTCGCCCGGCGGACCGCCGATCTGGCGGCTCCGGTGAGTCGCTGAAACGTCTCGGCGCAAAGCTCGCCGGGCAGTCCGTCCCGGTCGGAGCCGACGACTTCCAGAATGCGGTAGCCTCCGAGTTCCGTGCCGACCACGACCGCGCCGATCGTGCCGAGTGCGGCTTCCTCGCTGGGCTTCGCCGTTGCCTCCGGGTCCTTGACCTTGGTCCGGAACTGACTCAGCGCCGTCTTCGAAATCCGCCGGTAATGGCTTTTCGTTCGCATGGTCTAACCTACCTTCCGAAGTTCTTCGAGAGTGCGGGTCCGACGGGCGACGATCATTTCGCGGATGTGCAAAAACCCGACTTGAGACGCACCCCCGGCGGAACTATTTATCCATATCTTTTCGGCGGACCATGCTCCCGACAAAGCGTTCGCCGTTGCGTCGTCCTCGCTCGTTTCCGCCGCCTGGCCTATACTTTGCCCAACCAATACCGCGCCATCGCTCCCCAAATTGGCGCGCAATTCGACTTCGTCCTGAATCGACGGAGCCGCTGCAAGTGCGGCGATTACGTTTGATGTGCCATTGTCGTGGCCAAACGAATACAAGCCTGCGCCCGTATCGGCCAAACAACAGCGCGGATCACTTCCCGCCGATGGTCCGCCGATCTGAGCAATTCGACCGCCCGTCGCGTCGATGATGCTCCCCGCCTCGCGGAATCGTGCGAGCCACGTCTGCTCCTTCGGCGTAGCGATTGCCGCCGGAAGCGGGAAGTACAGGTTGTCCGCGACCCTGGTCGCTGTCGAAGACGTCGAATAGATCGTGACGGTCGCGCCGTTGCTCGACTTCTCGGTGAGTGTCTTACGCGTTGCGCCGTGCTGGTCCGTGTCCTGAAAGTCGGCGTCGAACGCCAGTGTTCCACCAATCCCGTCGTAGACTTGGGCGCGGTAGATTTTGCCAGAGAACGGAGACGTTGTCCCGTTAGAATAGGCCCCGACCGCTAAAACAGCGGAACCCGAATACACCGATGTCGCGCCGGAACTCTGAACCGCTCCGAGAGCGGTCCAGTTCTCGCCGTCGTCGGACGTGTAGAGATTGACGTTCCCAGTCGAGACATCGAGCGTCGCCCGAACCCAAGTGATTTCGCCGTTGGTCGTTGTCAAGGCGACCGATGACGTTTCGTTCACAACATTCCCCGCCGTGCCATCGGTAGACCAACTCAAAATCAGTTCCCCGGAAGTCGTAATTCGCAAAAGATAGGACCGCTCGTCTCCCGCCGTGTCCCATTTTGCTAACAGGGTCTCCGCGCTTCCTGGCGTGTAATCATCCGCCGCGATCCTGGCCCGAATGTCGATATCCCCGGTGATGTCCAGGGCCGCCGCGTCAGGCGTTGAAGCGTAGTTCGCCGCCGTACCGGGAAGATCGAGATAGCCGTCAGGATCGAGGTTGTAGACGGACGTCGGGATGTAGGATGAAGCGAAGCCTACGTCGTCCTCAAACTGAGCGCCCCAGGCATAGATGTACTTGCCGGAACCAACATACGACCCCGTCGCAAGACTTCCGCCGCCTTCACTGACGCCGATGTGGCAGTCGATGGACGTCGCGGAGTTGCCCACCGAAGCGACGAGAATCAGCCGGTAGCCTTCCGCCACCGTCTCGACATAGGCGCGAACGACGGACGCCGTGCCGTTGTCGTAGCTCGTCACCGTCCCGTCGGACAGATCGACGTAAGCGATGGCCCGGTTTGCGAACGTCCCGTTCTGGCTGACGATCACGTACCCAAAGCCCGCATCGCCGTCCTTGAAATGGCAGGACATGGCGTAATTCGCGTTTGCCGTGCCCGTCACCCCGTCCGAGATATAGTGGTAGTCGTTCGTGCCGTCGTCGGTCAGTTGGTCGGCGGTCGTGTATCCGTCGAACGCGTCTTTCTGATCCGCCGTCACCGAGACATTGTTCGTCGCCCACGCCGCGTTGTCGAACTCTTCGGAGTAGGTGAGCAGGTTCGTGCGTTGAGCTTCGAGCAACCCCGCCGCGCCGGTCATGCTCGGATGATGGCGTGTCCTGGGTTCACCCGATCGGGCATAGGCAAGGTATCCATCGTCATCGACGAACGTCGCCGTCGAGGCCCGGCTGAAGACGCCCCGTTCGCCGATGAGCGGGTTCAGGCCCATGCCCGCTTTCCACCAGAAGTCGACCCAATACAGCGGGGCCGTGCCGGTGATCTGGAGCTTGTTGTAGGGGTCGCCTTCGCTGAACTCGATGGAGGTGATGTTGAACCGGTCGAAGTTGATCTCTTCGTCCGAGCCGCCCGCCGGGTCCGATACCGTGAACTCCAGATTCACGGCGTAGTCGTCCGAATCGAAGTTCTGCGATACCCACGAGGCCGCAGCGCCTTGCTGGGTCAGGGCCTCGTAGAGCGTGGGGCTCGCCGAGTTGGGGTCCAGGTGGTCGGTGTACATGACGCTGAACGACAGCTCGACGAGCTGGTCCTGGACGTTCCTGCGGGCGTGGTCCAGGGTGCCCCGGTCCATGTGCATCTGCACGGGCCGGGACTCGGTCCACTGGAGGTCGCCTTCTTCCAGCGTGACTTCGACCTCGCCAGCGTTGCCGCCGCCGTCGTTGTCGACCTGCACCTTGATGGTGCCATCTCTCAGATTCTTGACCGGCATGGCCTACAGCCTCCTCTCCCCCCGGCCCGGGGTCAGGGGCAGGGTTAGCTGTAGCTCGGCCGCGTGATGAGAGCCCGGAAGTTGAACGCCATCTTGTTCGACGGAGAGCTCTCCTGGAACTCGACAACCTCGACGTAGGCCTCGGTGAACGTGACCACCTCGTCGGAGCCGCCGGAGGGATCGCTCATGGTGAACTCCAGGATCACCGCGTAGGCGTCACCGCCGTTCGAGGCGTCGGAGCTCCAGCCCGCCGCCGCGCCCTGCTGCGTCACCGCCTCGTAGGGCGTGATCGTGGCGCTGTTCGGGTCCAGGTGGTCCTGGTAGAGGATCGAGAACGAGCCCTCCACCGGCACATCGTTGCCCTGGCGTGCATGGTCCAGGGTGCCGCGGTCGCTGATCATGTCCACCGGACTCGACTCGGTCCACTGGAGATCACCTTCCTCCACGGCCACTGTGATCACGTCCGAACCGCCCGTGCCGCCCGAGTCCGCGATCTTGATCGTCCCATCCCTCAGATTCTTGACAGGCATCGTCCTCTTCCTCCCCTCGTCCGCCCCCTAGGCCCCCTAGAGGATCACCGTAAACGGTACTCGCACCGTCAGTTGCTGTAGGTCGCTCTTCTCCAGCGGCTCGGGCACAGCGGTCACTTCCGCTTCCTCGAACCGCATGATTCCAATGACCGGATCGCCGCCTGCGCCCCAGTCCTGGAGGTTGATGTCCTGCTGGCCAAAAGCCCCGATCACCGCGTCGGCCAGCTCTCTCGTGCGGTGAATGTTTTCCTTCTGGACCCCGGCGGACGTCTCGCCGGTCTTGGCGAAGCAGCCCGTGTCCAGGATCCAGCTTTCCCTCCGCTCGCTTTTCCTCGACGGCTGAGGCGTCGGCCCGAACAGCCTGGGCCGGAGCCACTCGGTCACCGCCTTCGAATCGAAGTCCATGCCCGGCCAGTGGATCGAAGACGTGCCGGCGAGCTGGGTGTTGAAGTGCTTCAGCACGCTGATCTGGACGTTCTCGGTCTCCCTGGCCACGGCTCACCCCCTCATCCCGCCGAGCCCACAGCGGACAGCGCCCCGAAGCCACGACCACGCGACGAAAGCCGTTGCGAGCGCATCCGCCGGTTGACCTGGGTGTAGAGCTTCTGGAGCCGCTCGCTCATGGCTTTGCTCATGACCTGGCCGAGCTGGATTTCGCGGAACGTGACGCGGACCATGCCCGCCGGTGCCTGGTCGCTGGAGCCGTACTCCAGGTAGATCATGTAGCTGACGCCGTTGATGATCTCGATGAAGTGATCCGTGCTGAACAGTCCGCCGCCCTCCTGGTAGCTGGACAGCGACCGGCCCTCGGCCACGGCGGCTGGGTCCACGTCCGGGCCTGTGATCGGCGAGGCCGCGCCCTGGTCGATGAGGAAGCTCTGCCACCCGGCCCGGGCCCGGCCCTTGTCCACCGGCGTCCGGTCGATGACTCGCTTCAGGAACTCCAGCGCGGTCTTCCTGAGAAACAGCCGGGCATGCTCGGCCCGAAGCTCCTTGATGACGGACTCCGTCCAGTCCCGGAAGCCTTCCGTCTCCAGGTCGATGGTGAAGCCGTCCTCGTTTCTCGCCACGCTGTCTCACCCCGTTCCTTTCTCGTCGCTACAACAACGGCCCGAAGCTCTCTTCAGCCTCGGGCCTCTCGTCGGGCCTCTATGGGCTCTCGTCCTTCTGCTCCAACTCGGCACACCTCATCCCGACATCGGCGCCTGCCTTTGTTTCATGGCCACCGTCTCTCGGCCCTTCTCGTGCTCGGGCCTGGGCCGAACCTCTTCGACGACTACCAGCGTCCGGGTGCCGCAGACCATGCAGACCATGGAGTCGTCCACGGGACAGTCGATGACCTGCGTCCGCTTGCAGCTCGTGCACCGGCAGGTCCGCTGAAACACCGGGCCATCATCGACCACGGGCGTCACGTAAGGCGACCGTCCGTCCGCCTTGCACTGCTTGCACGGAATCGAGATCCGCACGCCCACGGGCCCCTCGGCCCTGAACAACTCTTTCCGGTCGATGGGGCAGCGGTAGAGCAGCATCACACAGCCCTCGCAACGATCTGCCAGACCATGTCGAATGGGTCGGCGGCGAAATCGATGACGCCGAGCACCAGCGTGCCTTCGACGATCCGGTCCACGGTCTGGAGCTGAGTGTTCGTCAGGTCGGCCTGGTCGATGAGGTACACCCGGTCTTCGGGCTCGAGCTGCGTTCCGTTCGCCGTGACCTCGGGCGCCATGACCACACGCCGAAGCGCGTTGACCGTATCGGCATCCGAGGTACGGGTGACCGCCCCGGTCTCCAGGTCGACGCTCTGCGACGTCAGGCTCTTCAGCGTGATCTCGACCTGCACGTCGGTGTCGTCCAGCACGTCCCGGACGGTGGCCAGGACCTGCTCCTTCTCGAAGCCACTCAGGACATCGGAGCGCGGAGCGTTGGCCATAACTAAACCTCCTCACCCCAGGATTCGCCGAGGTCGCGCCCGTAGCGGTCGATGTGGTAGTCCACCGAGTCGTTGATCTCCCACGGCTCACCCTCCACAGCCCGGGCCCGGAACGTCTTGGCGAGCTTCATGAAGTGGCCGGGCACGTCCCGCCGGTCGATGTCGAAGATGCGCTCGGCGCGGACCCGGATGGCGCTTCGGGCCGCCGAGGAGGCGATGCTCTCACAGGCCGCCGCCGCCGCCGCGTAGACCTCCTGGTTCTCCAGCGACAGGAACGCGTCGATCTCGGCGTCGGTGAACAGTTGGTTCGCCGCCGTCGCCGTGTCGGTGTCGTGGATCAGCAGCCTGACCTTGCCCCGACTCGTCGTCACATCGAAGGTGAGCGCCATGGCTCAGCGGCCCCCTACAGGCCCGCGTGGTCCCGGGCGAGCTTCACCGCATCGGCGTAGGTGTCCTGCCCCTTGCCGACCTTCCCGTCGTCCGGATCGTAGACGACGTACCACTTGCCGTACTGCCGGACCTCGTAGCCGAGAGGGACGCCGATGTCCTGGGTCTCCTCCTCGGGCTCCGGCTGCCCCTCCTCCTTCTCGGCAGCTTCCTTCTCCTGCCCGGCTGACTCCGTTTCCTTCTCCTGGGCCGACTCATCGTTGCCCTCGTCCCCTGCGGACTCGTGCTGCGCCTTCGGCTCCTCGACGTCCTCTTCGGGCTCGGAGGGAACCTCCGGGACCACCTTGCCCCGGGCCCGGGCCCAGGCGTGGTAGACGGCGGCGTACTTCTCGGTGGGTAGCGCCTCCCCGGCATCGACGTATTGGCTCAGCCATTCGGCCTGGCCGTAGACGATGCGGTTGTCGTCCAGGTAGCGGATCTCGACGTGCGGATTGGTCTCCATGGGTACCGCTCGCTCCTCTCCTTCGTTCGATGGATCCGCCGGGGCCGGCCCGTGCGGGCCGGACCCCGGTCCCGTCCACCCCACCCCCCCCCACCGGATCCTGTTGGTGGTGGGTCAGGTCAGTGCGCTGCCGTTAGGCGGCGTTGACCTTCACGACCAGCTTCTCCTCGACGCAGTTCAGGTCGCCGTACTCGCGGATCTTGAACTCGGCGAGGATGTCCCTGCGGAACTGAGAGTCCGAGGTCATGGGCGCCCGGAACGTCTGGAGCGGCCAGTTCTCCTTGTAGACGAACTGGTTCGGGAAATCCCCGATGAACCAGTCGCTGGCATCGTCGTACTGGTCGTCGGCCGCGTTGCCGGCGGCAGCGTCCAGGTAGGGGCTGGCCACCGGCTTGATCCCGCCGGCGTTCAGGGCGTTCAGCACCGCGGCGGCCGGGGCCTCCACGTTGCCCGACGTGGTGATCGTCGCGGCAAAGATCCGAGCGGCCACACCCGTGAGCTCGACCGAGCTGAGCAGGTGGGTAGGCTTCCAGACGATGGGCTGGGCGCCGAGCTCGTCGTCGGTCTCCCTGTCGTCGGTCACGTTGCCGGCGTGCCAGGTGAAGACCTCCTGGATGTCGGTCCAGTCCACCAGCGGCGTCGCCGTGGAGATGTAGTTCGTGTTGCCCGAGGCGTAGAGCTGCTCACCGGTTCCGCTGGGCCGGTAGACGCGCTCCGTGGACTTCACGTCCGCCACGCCCCGGATGATGCGCCGCTCACGGTCGTCGGCGGCCTTCTGCCCGAGCATGGCGGCCCGGCGCAGGATCTGGCCCGTCTGGTCGTGGTGCACAGCCTCCTCGGTGATGCTGAGCAGGCGGCCCCGCTTGGTCTCGATCGTGGTGACGTACTTCTCACGGAACGTCGAGTCCTCGTACTCCTCGCCCTCGGCCACTTCCTTCGGACCCTGGAGGCTGGTGAACCCGACGACCCTCTCACCCCGCAGGGTGGACGGCATGACGGTCACCAGCTCGTTGCCCACGCCGCTGGCGCCCGAGTAGCCCTCGATCACCCGGGTGGCGATGAGCTGGCCCACCGCGCTCGGGAACGCGCCGGTGGACACCCCGCCGCCCTCCGATTCCCGGAACTCCATGGGATGCTCGACGTAGCCGAACTGCTGCTGGCTGTAGGCGAGCGTTTCCTCGACAGGCCCGACCAGCGCCTCCCACAGCGCCTTGATCGAGAAGTCTTCCGGGCGCTTCCTGGGGAGCTTGCGGCCGTTGTCCAGCTGGACGTGGCTCTCCAGGATGGGCGTCCCGTTTTCGTCTCTGTTCATCCGCCCATCCTTGGACAGGCCAAGCATGCGGGCCTGGATCTCCAGGTACCCCTGCACGCCATGCGCCTCGACCAGGCTGCGGATCTCCGATCTGCGAAGCATCGTCTTCCTCCCCTCCCCAGGTTCTCCCCTCGTCGGGCCCGGGGGCCGGGTCGTTCCCGACCCCCGAACCCTGGTCTTCGACTATCTCCCTGCAGCCGAGGACACGGTCAGGCGACCGTTAAGCCACCTGCATGTTCATCGGCTTGATCTCGATGGCGATCAGGGCTTGCCCGGCCGTCGGCGTCCCGTCTCCCACGAGGCTCAGCGTGTCGCCGGCCAGGAACAGGTCGTCGCCGGTGGCGTCGTCCATGGCCGTGCGGCCCGTGACGCCGACGGCGCTCCCGTCCGCGATGGTCACGGTGTCGTCCAGCGCCGTGGCTCCCTTGTGGACGCTCAGCGTCAGGGCGCCAGCGGTGAGCACGGTGACGAACGTGTGGATTGCCACCAGCTTGAACGGGTACTGGGCCGTCCAGTCGGTGACGAAGTCGGCACCGGCGGTGATGAGTCCCTCGTAGATCGGGATGATCACCGGGTACGGCTCGGGCCGGTGCTTGAGCAGCTCGACCTCGACCCGCGTGGTGTTCGCACTGTACCGCTTGGCCACGCGTCCGATGGCGCCGTGCCCGTTCTCGCCGCAGGCGATGACCTGCTGCGGCAAGAGCGCCGTGCCGCCGGCGTTGTCGTCCAGCGCCACCAGGTCGCCGATCTCGAACGTGGCGGCCGCGCAGTCGAACTCGAACACGCCGGTCCCACGAATCGTGATGTCCCTGACCTCGCCCGATTCCGAGGCGTTCATGGCGACGCCCAGGAACTTGGCGGCCGCGTTGACCTGGGTGATCGCCAGGCTGGCGCCGTAGGTGAACTGCGCCATGGACCGGATGTCGTCGGTGTTCAGGAACACCATGTCGCCCAGCTCGATGGTCTGGGCACTGTCGACGGGCCCTCTGAAGGTGTTGCCCGTCTTCCGATACAGCTGTCGGTCGCTCATCCTCTCCCCTCACTCTCCCTTCGGGTCGTCTGTCCGTGGTTCCGACGTGGCCACCCGAGGGGCGCACGCCGTACTGGACTCCTGACAGCCTGGACCGGCCGGTCCTGGCCTAGCTGAATGCCTTCTGCATGGCGTCGCCGACCACGTCGTCGGTGACCGGCTTGGGTTCCTCCCCCTTGCCCTCGACCACGTCGTCGATCTTCCGAGCCGGCTGACGCGGCTGTCCGGACCGGAGGTTCTTGGGCAGGCTCTCGACCAGGGCCTTGCGATCGGCGATGATCTCGTCGACGGCAGCCTCGTCCTTGGCCTCCTGCAGGTCCTTCTTGAACCGGTCGGTCACGGCCTCGTCGGGCAGTTCGGCCTCGGCCAGCTTCTCGTCGATGAGGTCCTGGCGCTCCCGGGTGGCGATCGCCACCTCGGCCTCGTCGAGCTTGCTCTGGAGGTCCTTGTTCTCGGCCTCCAGCTCGGTGATCCGCTCCTTGGCCTCGGTGAGCTCGGTGTCCTGATCGGCCTGGGCCTCCAGATCCTTCCTGACGGCCTCGGTGATCCCCTCAAGGAGATCGGGCCGCTGGGCCTTCAGCTCTTCCATCGTCACGGCCTTGAGATCCTTCATCTCTTCCTCCCCCTGCTCCTCAGGTTGTTCGATCGTGGACTCGAAAAGCCCATCGGTGGTTGCCGGATCCACGACGATTTCCAGCGCCTTCACTTCGGTGAGGCGCTTGATTACCACCGTACCGTCTTCGGCGGTCTCGCTCTCGCCCTTGGCCCGGTGGCTGAAGCCCACCAGGTCGGGCATCTGTTCTGCGATGGTCTTGAGGTTTTCCCCGACCGAATGGCCGGCAATGAGGTGCACGTCCCCACGTACCCGGTCTCCAGAGAGACGGGTGTTGAGGATTTTGCCGGCCAGGTCCATGAACTTCCGCCCGCCGGTGCCCGTGAGGTCGTTGTAGCTGGGATGGTCCGCGAAGACCTGCACGCCATTGTAGAGGCGCACGGCGTCCTGCATGGCCTCGCGGGTATAGACCCGGCCGTTCCTGCTCACCGATCCGAGGAGGCTCACGTTCTGGATGATGTTGCCTTCGACGGTGGCTTCGTGGAGAAATTCCCCGGCCGGTACGACTTCATGCAGGTCCAGTCTTTCGACGACCGCCGCACCCTCTCCCATGTCCCCTCCCCAGCCCGCAAAAAGAAACGCCCGGCCTGCCCTCCGTCATGGAGAGCTGGCCGGGCGCGGTTCGTTCCGGTGGCCCGGTACTGCTATGTCTGACCCGAAGGTAAAACCCTACCCTGGGCCGTTGTCAAGGACTTTAACCCTGGAGTGTCTCCGTGAGTTCCGTGTAGCCGAGAGGCCTGGACACGGAGTCGACCCGTACCTTGGCCACCACCCCCCCCTGACACTGCAGCTTCACTTCGCCGTTGAACTCCGACGGCAGACAGACCATCACCTGACCGTCGTCGAGGTTCTGGACCACCACTGAAGATGGTCGCTGCTCGGCATTCGCACCCCCCTTCGCCATCACCCAGCCCCCTTCTGCTTCACCGTGTACCACGTCGCCAAAGCCACCACGGTGAGCGCCCCGCTCAGGTAGCTCAGGATCCCGACGCGCCAGGCGCCGCCGAGACCGAAGACGGCCCAGCTCGCCACGCAGCCGAGTACGAAGATTCCGGCGAGAGCCAACATGCCCTTCCTGTCCATGCTTCCCCCCCTCAGTTGAGCGACGGCAATGCCGAGACCGGCAAGATCCGCCCGTTCTTGACCATGTCGGTGAGTTTCAGGTCACCGCTCCGGTAGAGCTGGTAGCGAGTGACGCCCAGGACCTCCCGCTGGAACGCCGCATCCTGGTCGGCGAACCAATCGGGGTAGGTCACGGGCTGCGGCACTTGGCCGTTCATGCTGGCCCGGGTGCTGGCCGGGAGCTCTCTGCGATCGATGCCCAGCTCCTCCCAGCTCTTGAGCACCGGAGTAATGAAGCCCCGGCAGTTGGCGTGGTAGGGCGGCAGCGAGCTCGGCCGCTCCCCGGGCGGGAACGTCTGGCCGTCCTTGGCCATGCAGACCAGGCAGGTCCGGCCGTCCAGCGTTTCCACCACGGCGATGCCCTTGACGACGCCGGTGGGCCCCGCATTGGCGACGTAAGCTTCCTGGGCGGCGCGGTTCGCCACCCTCTGGATCTCGGAACGGACGATCGTGATGGCCCGGTTTTTCGAGAGCTTGGTCACGGCACGGCGCAAGCGGTAGGCCGCCGCATCGACGCCTTCACCGAGAGCCACGGTCTCGGCAAGCGCCTGGCGGATCGCCCGCAGCGTGCCCCGGTGGTTCTTCCTGAACCGGTTGGCGTAGTGCTCGCCGCCCAGCGGCTCTTCCAGGATTCTGCGGAGCAAGGCCTCGTCGGGACCGACCAGGTCCAGGGTGATGCCCGCCGGCGCCAGCCTGGCGATGAGGGCCGTTTGGTAGTTGGCCTCAACCATGGCGATCTCGGTCACGCCATCGGCCACGGCCTTCTGGGCCGCCGCGTCGCCGATCTGAAGCGCCTCTCCGATCCTGGCCTGCAGCGCGAGCAGCCGGTTTCTCCGCACCCGACCCAGGTTCGTCAGCGCGTCCTCCCGGGAGGCGATGCGGTTCAGCTGCTTCTCGATCTCCTCCAGCGCCTCCTCGTAGGCCTTGGCGACCTTCGCGGCGATGCCGTTCTCGGTCATGAGCAAGGCATGGCGGTGCCGGAGATTGGCGTCCATGAGCCGGTCGTTGATGGACCGGCCGAGTTTTCGCCGGGACCGAGGCGGCGTCTTCGAGCTGAACACGGACTCGGCAAGCACGCTCTCGGGCACGTTGATCCGGAGCGCCGTGAGGTGGGCCCGGGCCCGGCTGCGGGTCGGGTGGCACTTCGCCTTCTGCCAGCGGTCGCCGTGCTTGACCTGTACGCAGACGGGGCGGTCGGGGTTCAGCCGGTAGGGCATGGACGGTCTCCTACCCGCAGTCCGGCGTGACGATGGGCTGGAAGCGAGTTACGTACTTCCGGGCGGCCACAGCCACCAGGTCGCCCCAGGGGTCGGCGCCCTGCATGGCCTTGGCCATCACCATGATTCCGGCCAGGGCACCGAATGCGTCCCACTGCTCGTCTTCGGCATCGGCCTTCGGAGGGAAGACCTCTAGCACTTCGTCGTCGTTGACCTTCACCCGCATGACCGGGTTCTTCCGGCCCACCAGTGGCACCCGGTCGGCGGGGAAGGGGATGATGCCGTGGTCTGCGCTGTTCATGGTGCCAAACCTTCCTTCCGATGAAGGGTGCGTCGGACGAAGAAGGGGGAGAACGAGAGCGTGATAGTTCCGTGGGGTCGGCAGTGATCCAGCTCGATGGCGGAGACATCCCAAACGCCCGCAATCCGCTCCCAGGGCAGCCACGGGCGCCACGGTCGGGAGAATAGGCGGCGCAGCAAGGACCGACGCCCCCAGATTTCAAACGGGCAGAACGATGTACTCTGTGCGTTCAGAAACCGTTGGACGAACCCGTTGCCGAGTTGCCATGACGCAGAGAAACCAATTGCGCCACCATCGGGTATCTCAACCGGAGGTGGCCCCTCATCGACATGAATCGTCGAGCTCCGGAGGTCCAGGCGTGTTCCATCGATGGTGATCGATGCTCCTTTTGCGTGCATGGTGCTCATGAATTTCGCCTCCAGAAGTCCTCGCCACGGGCAATCTCAATGGGGCCGATGCCAACCCCTTTGCCCAGGTTCAGGTCGGCATCGATCATGACTTCGTGGTTCGGACACACCCACAACCCATGGAGCAGGCGCCAGCCCTCGGGGCCTTCATCCACATCAAGGCCATGCTCGCCGGCGGGGATGACCGACTCGACGGTCTCCCGGGCGCCGCAACCCGGAACGCCGCAGGTGTAGCGGTTGACCTGGTAGCAGTTGCCTTCGCCCCTCGGGTAGATGGTGGCCATCAGTCCTCCTCAGCTCCTGCGCCGGCTGAAGGCACCGTGAACTCGACGTCCTCCTGGTCTTCGATCATGATGCGCTCGCGCTCGGTGTCGTAGTCGAGGCCCGAGTTTTCGGCCCAGGTCCGGCGGCTCCGCACTCGGGCGCGGTTCTCGATCTCGCTGGCCTCGGCCTCAGACTTTCGGTCCCTGACGCCGACGTGCGGGTACTGCACGACGAGCGTGATATCTGACAGCCGCTCCTCGGTGAGGCCTTGGATGACCCCGGCCTGCATGGCGTCTTCGATGGCCCACCAGTGCAGCCGCCGAAACGTGGTCTGCAGGTCGTCTTGCTGGCTTTGGAACTCGCGGAACGCGGGGCCTTCGGCCACCAGCGTCGAGGCGAAGTTTGCGTTCGACGCGTCGGCGGTGAACATGTACTCGGGCAGACCGGCACCAGCGGCCATGTTCAGCAGGATCGCACGGCCGTCGTGCTGGGCGTCCTGGGCTGCGAGTTGCGGGGCCTTGAACTCGTACTCGACGCCGGGGCCATGGTGCACCGAGCTCCCGGGCTTGGGCATGCGCACCTTCTGGTCGTTGGTGGAGTCGAGCTGTTTGGCCTCCTGGTCGCGGAGACTCTGACCCTGAGCCCTGGTTCCGGTGATCTTCTTGAACAGGTAGACGCTGGACCTGGCGATGGAGAGAAGGATCCGGGCCTGGAGCCAGTCCTCGTACTGCCGGTTCTTCTTGAGCAGCACCTCCAGGATGGTCCGGCCCCTGAGTACGTCGGAATCCACGCCGATCTTGAGGTGCTCCATCTCGTCGGCGGGGATGAACTCGGCGTCCTGCTTCGTCTTGTCCGGCCTCCAGATGTAGCCGACCACGTGCTGAGCATCGATGTCCGACGTGACGATGCCCTCCTCGAAAATGCCGAGGGGATCGTCAATCTGATCCGGATCGATCATGCGGAGCATGGTCATGCCCCGGGGCACGGACGGGCCGCCCCATTCGTCCCGTTCGATGCCGAGCTGGGTCAGGCGCTGACGCTGGCGCTGGGTGAACACCGGCACCAGGGGCCCGTCCTTCTCGTGCGTGAACCGCCGGATGAACGATTCGCCGTCCCGCCAGGCCCGGTTGGGGATCTCGTCTTCGAGCTTCTCCCACTGGTTGACCTCACGGAAATCGTCGAGCCAGGCGTTCACGCGCTCCTCAAGCTCCTCGTCCCGGTCCTTACTGCCCGACTTGGTGATCTCGGCCGTGACCGTCACACCCCGGCCCATGACGAACCGGTTCAGTGTGCGCAGGTAGCCCTTGAGGAGCGGCTCCTGAAACGCTGCCCGCTGGGCCTGCTGACGAAGCGTCGCGTTCTCCTCCGGGCCCGGCTTCCTGGGACTGCCGCCCAGCACCGGTACCAGCCCTTCGTCCTCCGGGCGCATGGCCCGGACAGCTTCGCCGAGAGCGCCCTCGGCGGCCTCAAGCGACGCTACTTCGAGTCGGGCCTGGGCCTCCCGGGACTCCTCCTCGTAGTACCGCCGGCGGATCATCGTGCCGACCATCCGAAACAGGCCGGGCTTTCTGATGTTCCCCTCACTCATCGTCCCCATCCCCCCTCCCGTCGGTCCTCCCCTAGTTCCGTTCCAGCAGCAGGTTGCCGCAGGGACAGATGCCGAAGATCGTGTAGCTGATCTCCGACGTGTTGTTCACCCGGATCACGACCCGGGCCTTCTTGCCCGACGGCTTCTGAATCTCCATGGCCCCGGGCAGCCGCTCCTCCATCTGGCGGATGTAGCCCTCGCTCACCGCTGTCCTGGCCGGCCACGGCACGAGCACCCGCAGAAACAACGGCCGCTCGTCCGCCGCGTCGGTCTCCAGCTGGAACGCCAGGCGGCCCGTGACCCACTTCGGGCAGGCGCAGACGGCTTTCTTCTTCGGCTTGGTGGCGGGGCTCACGACTCCCCCCCCTTCCAGTCCTCACCGGAAGAGTTGTTTCCGAACCCACGGCTCATGGCGGTGTCGGTGATCCATGTGCCCGTCAGCTGAAGCGCCTCGCTTCGCTTGAGGCCCTGCTCGACCAAGCCGTGGAAATAGTCCGCGATGAGTTTGGTCAGCGTACCGACCTGCTCGGCCAACTCGGCGAGGTCCTGCTCCCTCTCGTGGATCTTCTTCGGGTCCAGGCTCATGGTTCCTTCCGTTTCTTGAAGTGTGGGCAGTCGCCACTATTTCGGTCGATGCAGCGAACCTTGGGCAGGCGCAGCTTCCTGCCCGTAACCGGATCCCATCCCTCGGGCCGCGCCATACACCAGGCCTGGGCCGGGACCGCCAGCGACTCCCGGTCGACCTCTTCGCAGTCGGCACAGATCGTCTTCGGCTGCTTCTCTCTCCAACGGCTCACAGCACGAACCCCTCTTCGTGGATTTCGACGTGGTCCCAGCCTTCGGGCTCGGGGGCTTCCATGATTTCTTCCGTCAGAGCCAGGGCGTCAGCGCAGTTGTAGCTCTCGCCGCCCAGGCGCTTCTTCGTCTTGTTCTTCGCCTCGATCCTGACCTGGCCCTTCGTGGTGTGCTCGTAGCGGATCGCCGAGAGCTCTTCCCTGAGCCGGTCTTCGATGGCGGGCTCCAGCGGAGCGATGGCGATGGCGCCCTCCTGGAACGCGAGCCTGAGGGCCCAGAATCGCTCGGCCTTGTCGTTGGCGAACATCTCGGAATCGATGGCCGTCTCGCCCACGTTGATGGGGATCGCTGCCAGGCCCTTCGCCGCGAGCTCCTGTTGGGGACCGGAGCCGACGCCGATCCGGTCGAACTGGGCCACACTGCCGGGGATGGAGGTCAGGCGCCGCTCGACCTCGGCCTTGATGCGGACCAGGTCCCGGCGGTCGCCTACCGTGGGGATTAGATCGAGGGCCTTGAGCACCGGGCCCCGACGGTCGGCGATGGCATGCGGGTCGCCTCCGTCTCCCACGTCCACACCGAACACGGCTGTGGACTGCTTCGCCCTGCCCTCCCACTGGCCTGGGCTCTCGTCGTAGCGGATCCGGGCAGCGTTGAACCAGCTCTGAGGCACGAGAGCGTTCTGAGCGTCTTCGGGGAAATCGGCGTTGTGCCGGGCTGTCCACCAGGAGGTGCCCGGGCCCCGGAGTCGGTCCCGGCGCCGGTCTTCGATGACTTCCGGCGAAGGTCCGCCGGGCACCCGGTCGGCCAGCTTCTGATAGTCTTCGGGCCAATCGGAGCGCAGGAGCAACTCGCCCGATTCCGAATCCATGATCCTGGCCGCGACCTCCTCGCGCATCACGCCCTGGAGGTCGCCCGAACCATGGTAGGCCCAGGAGACGTTCGGGTGGGTCCAGATGGGCACCTTGATGGAGCGGCGTTCGCACGCTTTCTGGAACACCGCCCCGCCGGCCAGCGGGTTGCCGATCCGGAGCAACCGGTTGCGGTAGTCGGTCAGGTTCGCCGTGATGCCGTCCTCGGCGATCTGGCCCATACCGCTGGCCTCGTCGATGATGGCCATGAGGCTCGGGTCGTGGCGGCCGCCGAAGCCCTCCTCGGCGTAGCGAGCAGCGACGAAGCCGTAGGCTCGGACCCGGTTGCCGAGCTTGAACGAATGGGTCAGGCACTCCCCGCCGAGACGCCACTGGTTGCGGTGCCAGAGGTTGTAGACTTCCTCCCAGATGAGCACGACCTGGCCGTCCCGGGGCGCCGTGGTGATGACCCGACCGCCGACGCAGTAGACCCACCAGAGCAGCAGGATGGCGCCGACAAACGTCTTTCCCACGCTGACGCCGGCCCGCACGTTCGTCTCGCGGTTCTCTTGCACCGACAGGCTGATCTCGATCTGCTCGTCGGTCAGGTAGGAAACACCGAGTTTGTCTCTGGCGAAGTCGACCGGCCGCTCGGCATACTCGGGAAACGGCGCTCGAATCGTCTCACCACCCGCCCCCTCGATCACCGACCGAAAGACGTCGAGCACCGCTTCCCCAACCCCAGCCCCAGCCCCGTACTGCATCGTTTCCGCGCCTCAGCCCATGTACTTCATCACCAGCGCCGCGTGGTAGTGCGTCAGGTCCGTGTCATCGGTGACGCCCTGCACGAACGCCATGAGGTAGTTACCTGCCGTCAGGCTCACCAGCGACCGGTCCCCGCCAGGCTCGACGTCCGAGCCGACGGCATACTTCTGCCGCACACCGACCCGGGTCCTTGTCGCCAGGTAGGCCACGCCGCCCGAGGTATAGGCCGCGAACAGCGAGCCGTCGATGTCGTTGGCCGGGCTCGCCCCGCCGTCGTCGGTGAGTTCGAACGTGTCCGCCGCTTTGTCCGCGACCTTGAAAATCCGGTTGTTCAGCTCGGTCATCCCGGCCACCGAGTTGATCAGCACCTCGTCGCCGTCGCTGAAGCCGTGGCTCGCCGATGTGATGACCACCGGATCGGCCTGGGTGGCGCCGGTGATGGCGGAGCCTGACGCGGCGACCTCGTAGACGTAGGTCTGGTACTCCTTGTTCGCGCCACCCGCCGAGGCGGCCATGTCGAGGGAAACCTCGTACACCCCCGTCCGGCCGATGAGGATGCGCTGGTTGGCCTGGTCGCTCACCGAGCCCCGGTCCGCCAGGTCGGTGTCGAAGGTGTCGATGAGATGGAAATTGTTGACCAGCTGGATGGTGATGGCCGTGGAGCCGCCATCCAGGCTGATCCCTGCGAAGTCCGGAGCCAGCACGCGCCCGTGTCTCATGGCTACTGGACCTCCGGCCCGGAAGTCTCCTGGAAGAACTCGACGTCGAGCACGCCCGACGTGCCTCCGGTCCGGATCGCCTTGAGGGCGTCGAGCTCCTCGTTCGACTCGAGGTCCAGCGTCTCGCCGACCTCCATGAGCCGGCCGGACCCGGACTGCGGAGCCGAGCCGTCCAGCGTGAACCGGATCTGTGCCGTCTCCAGCCTGAGCGACGCCGCGATCGCCCCGCTCGGCACCGTCAGAGACACACCGCCCACCGTCGCGTCCACCGTCAGCCGCTGGCGCCCGGACGTCACGGGCATCAACCTCACCACCTGCCTCACCACCGTCATCGTCCCCCTCCTCGTCGTCCCCCGTCGTCCCCCTCACGGGGCTGCTATGTCACCTCTCGGCCCTCCTGGGCCGGGGTTGGTTTCGTGCTCACGTAAACCGGCGGGCGCTCGAGTTCCTCCACCTGCACCCACATCACCGGCCGGGCCTGAAGAATCTGTTCCAGGCACGCCTCGTCCCAGTAATCGACCCGGAGCTCGTACCGCACCCAGCCGTACTCGAACGGCCGCCACGGAAGCAGCCGGTACCACCAGCGCCACGGCTTCGGTACCCACTCCCGCCAGTACCAGGACACCACATACCTCGGATACTCGCCCACGGTTTTGTTCACGTGGTGGTTGACTGGCGCCGGAATGCCCGCCTCTTCAAGGCCGGCAGGATACAGGTTCATGCGAGCGCCTTCGATCATGGTGCCTCCGGCGGCAGCAACGCTTCGATGAGGTCGGCGATCTGGCCTTGAGCATCGGCCCTGGCCCTGCAGCGAAACGATTCCTCTTCGTCTAGTGTTTCCGTGGCCCGAGCCTCCCAGTATCCCTGCTGCCACCTCGCGGCTTCCGCCATCTCCCTCGTGAACCCGAAGGGCTGGTTGTGGAGACAGAGGGCGGCTTGCTTGTGTGCGTTCTCAGGTGGCGTCCAGCCACCCTTTCCGAGTCGCCGCATGATAGAGCTGCCCGCTTCCCGAAGGGCGAAGAACTCCCCCCACTCCTCCGCCGTCATCGCTGGCTTGGTTTCGCTCATGATCCCGCCCCTATGTTCCGCAGGAACTCCGGCACGTCATCCGGAGAGTGGTAACTCAGCGTGGCTATGAATCTTTTGCCGGGCTCGTCTCCCCTTATCTCGAACGTCGACCCACCTCCAGACAGCGTGGCCTCGACTGGCCCCAATACTGTGCCGATAACCCCGTCCGGCCCTTGCTCCTGGAGCTCGACCAGCCAGCGCCCTCTCTCGCCGTCGTCGGCCCAGGCATCCTTTCCGATTTTCTCCAGCAGCTCCGTCCCCAACAGCCCGGACGCCAGCGCCGCGAAGGCCATGCGCTTCAGGAAGCCGGCGCGGGTCATCGTAGCCATCACTCCTCCCCTCCCGCCGGCAGGGCCTTCATGCCGGTCGGCTGTGCCAGTGAGAGCAGTTCCCGTTCCGCCCAGGCGAGCAGGTCGTCGCGTTTGTCCTTGTCGTCCAGGAGCTCGACCACCTTCTCGGCGAAGCGCCGGAAGATGTCCGTGACCTGGTCGCGGTGCATGTAGTTCGTGGTGAGCTCGATGCGCTGCTTCGGGGGGGCGAACCGGTCGTCGATGCGCTCCAGGACCTTGAACGCCTCGCCACGGTCCCGGTCGAAGCTCTGGAGGGTGATCGTGCGTTTGGTGCCAGCCTTGAGCTCCTGGAACCATGGACGGTCGGCCTCGTCCGAGACCATGTCCCACCACCAGTCGCACTTACGCCAGTCCTCGAACGTGCTGAGGCCGATGCCGACGAGTTTCGGGATCTTGGTCAAGTCCTCGCCGCGCAGGTACAGGTAGGCGGTCTCAAGCGCGGCAGCACGGCTCCTCGGCCTGCCGATCGGGTTGGACCTTATCCCGACCTTTTCGGCGGTACGAGGCTCCGTTGGCGGCGCCTTCCGTCCCCGCCCTGGCTTCTTGGGTTTCCGTCCACGTGGCATTACCCGTCGTCCTCCCCACCACCCTCAAACCGGTAGCCGAACCGCTGGATCTCTTCGGCGTAGCGGTTTGCGACCAACGCGCGGCCCTCCGCATCGTAGTACATGCGATAGTCCGGAGCCCGAGCGTGGGTCTTGCCGATCACCTGAAGATCTACACAGTCGCCCCCAGAAATCAACCCAAACGTTCGAAGCAGACAGGTCAGGGCCTCTTCCAGATGCTCGTACCGAAGCACTCTCAGCCGGCCCCAGTTGCGCCACGGCCCCCAGGCGAACGCCCAGAGCCGACGGCGCTCAGGGAACAGCCGTGGGTGGAGCTCGTAGAAGGCCTCGAGGAACGCTTCGCCGAAGCGGGGGAATCGGATATGGCTGGCAGCGTCCACGTACCAACTCGCCCAGACGTCCCAGTGATTCCGGACGGTGCAGACGTAGGTGAAGCTGGTTGGATCCTCGGCCTCCCATCGCTCGAGGTCGGCAGAGCTGTCCCGGGTTACCTGTCCTTGCGGGCCCTGGTGGTGGTCGGTGGTCGGTCGGAACCCGGCGTGGTCCTGCAGATACTGGGCCGTCGCCCGACTCGCCGTCTTGGCGTGCGCCAGAAACGCCAGCTTCGCCTCGAAGTTCACGTACACGGCTCAGTCCTCGTCCCCCCCGTCCACCGACCGATCGGTCAGGCGGATGAAATGCGCGAAGTGCTCAAGCTGTCGATCTGGGCGGGCCGGCAACCCGAGACGCTTGGGCGCAGGCAGGGTCCAGCCCTGGAGGCAGCAGAGACACCGGAACAGCAGGGGATCGGACCGCCGGTCCCACATGACCATCGTGCTGGTGCACCGTGGACAGGCCAGGCAGCTCATATGCAGCGCCACGCCCTTGATCACGCTCTCGGTTTCTTCGCCGCAGATCCAACAAAACCCGGAGTACAGCGCGGCGGCGCTCATGCCGCACTCGCCCCCTCCGAGCCCTCCATCGCGTCCCTCACCGCTTGCAGTAAAGCCATTCGCTCCATGACCTCCGTTCGCTCCCCGTTGTCCAGGCCGGACAGGATTGCCCGCACCCGTCGCTCCGCGTCTCGCTCGATGGCCCGACGTGCCCCCTCGGCCAGTTCCCGGTACCACGCCCAGGCCTCCTGGTCGGCCCTTCGCTCGGCTTCGGCCTCGGCGCTGTCGGCCTGCTGCTTTCTGCGCTGGGCCTCCTGCCTTCGCTTCGCGTCCCGTTCGGTCTCGTCGCCGAAGTCTGGGGTAGTCGCCTTGGGCTGCCGCTCCTGGATCACCTTCGCCAGGATACCGCGGAAGAACTTTCCGTCCCAGTCCTGGCCCTCTGCCTTGAACCGGAGCAACGCCGTAGCGAACGCCTTCGGTCGGTGCTCTTCGGACACGCCGGCCATGAGCTTCTCCTCGGTGCCCGTGGGTCCGTAGAGGCCGAGCACGCCCTGGGCCCAGAGCTCGGGGTTTCGCGTCAGGTCGCCGACTCCGTCCAAGCAGTCGGATGAGTTCCCGAGCCAAGCCTCCAGCCGAGCCATCCAACTCGGTGGTGGTGGCGCCGGGTCACCCGACCGCGGAGCGTCCTGCTGGCTATCGGAGTTACTCCTGTCCTCTCCACCACCGGTTAGGGTTACGGCTTGGGTTAGGGCTAGGGCTTGGGCGGTGCCACGGTATGCTATACCGTTACCGATACCGTTAGCCATACCGTTACCGATACCGTTTGGGAAACGGTATGCTATACGGTTTCTAAGTTCTTCTATGATAGGGAGATAGTGGGGGCGTGAGTTTTCCACAATCGCATCCAGGAGGGGAACGAGGAGGGGGGTGTCGGGAATGGACCCCAATTCAGCCCGCGCGCCCGTCACCACCTTGTGATTCTCCAGCGTGTTGTACTTCAGGAAGCGGGGAAGGAACACGCAGCGGTGATCTGGGTCGTACTCGATTCGCCCTTTTTCCACGAGCTCCTGGAGGCAAGTTTCCATCTCCTCTCTGTCCCACTGGAGGTCGGCAGCGGCATATCCAGGGTCCAGAACAAAGAGGCCCAGCCGGGTCCGGTGTCGGCAGGTGAGGAGGTAGAGCATCAGAAGTCGGCCTCGCTCGCTCAGGCTCCGGATCGTGGGGTCGTCCCAGAAGGTCTCCTGAATCTTCCCATAAGCCATGTCCTCTACCCCCCATCCCGCAGTCGAATAATGTCATCTTGGCCCCACGGATCCGGCCCCCAGCCGTCCGACTCGGACCCCCAAAACGGACGGGCATCCATCTGGGCCCGAAAGGCGGTCAGAAGCTGAGTCTTCGTCTTGAGCCCCGGGCGCCGGATCGGCGAGCTCCGGGTGTTCGCACCAAGATCGTGGATCCGCATCGTGCGGCCGTTGGTGCTCACTGCCAAACGACGGCCGATGGCTTCGGCATAGCCCGCCACCAAGCCGGTAAAAAACGCCCAGGCCTTTCCTGGACCGAGTTCGTCCTCCGGGTGGGGAGCGCCGTGGTCCGGCGCCAAGGCGTCATGAAGGTTCATGTTTCCTCTGCACCCCATCCACCTGCAACCCGTAGGGGCTGGCGAAGACGATGAGCTGGTCTCCCTCCCCGAGCTCGAACACCAGGCCCTCACCCCACCACGGCCTCACCACCCGGATCCCCGGGGGCGGGTCGACCACATGGAAGGCATCGGCCGGCAGGAGCGACCGCCAGAGCGAGATCAGCGTGCCCCACTCGGTGACGATCGACGTCTTCACCCCCGCCTCCTGAACCAGTCGCGCCCGAACTCGAGGAGCAGAGGCACCATCACCAGGAGGAGCGCGCCGATCCACACCCACCCGACTGCCCGGAAAAAGTCCTCCATCACCTCAACCCTCCGTACTATCCGAGACGTCCGAACCGCTCGGATCGTGCGCCTGTGGTTGTACGGCCCTGGACTCCATCCGCTCCGTTGCCTCTCCTGCTCCCGTTGCGTGGTCCGTGCAACACCTCTGCGCCATATATGCCGCATCGGCCCCGGTGGAGGGGTTTGGTGATTGATCTTTGCCTCTCGGTGGATCTGTCAAATTGCCAGCGGGTGACAGTTCGTTGACAGTTGGCTCCGGCTCCGGGGCGTCGGAGAGGAGGGCGAGAATCTGCCGCACATCCCGTAAAGACAGGGTAAACGTTGGCTTGCAACTCTCATCCCAAGACTCCAGGGTATCCAGTATCCTTTCCCACTCTCTTGCGTCCATCTCACTCCTCCCTGTGGTTGCGGACGTTGTCCATCTCAGCCGCCAGCATTTCGCGGAAGGCCCGTTGTGCCTTTTCTTCCAGCAATCGCGCCTCGTCAAGCTCGTCTTGAAGGAAGTGTCCAGCCTCGGGGTTGCGGGTTCTGGATAATTTGCGCTCCACCTGTCGGCGTGCCTTGTCGGCATCGTTTTGCAGACGGACCCAATGCTGGTATAGGTCGGTGTTCTTCATCTCACTCGCCCTCCTTCCGGGCCTGGAGCATGGCGCCTGCAATGTGGTACGCAACCTCACCTATATCGGAGAGTACACGCCTGGCCTCCGGCGTCATCGTGTCCCCGTCTTCGGACTCCTCGGCAATGTGGTTGAATGCGTGATGAACAAGGGCCTGCATGGCTCGTCCCGCGAACCAGTCACGGAGGCTCATGCCGGTGCCTATGAGGTAGCGTTCTCCGCTCTCGTGGGTTGCCCATTCCGGTTGTGTAGGACCAGGAAACGCCGCTCCTCCATCCTCTCTCATGACTCCTCCTTGGTGGGGGCGGCGAGGA